ATGTCCATGACCCTCGATTCTACCACGTCAGGCCGCCCTAGCAAGCCCTACGACGACTTCCCCCTGTTCCCCCACGCCTGCGGCCAGTGGGCCAAGAAAATCCGCGGCCGGCTCCGCTACTTCGGCCCCTGGGCAAACTGGCACGCGGCACTGGCCTCCTACCTCAGCCAACGGGAAGACCTGGAGGCCGGCCGGCCCCCGCGACGGCCGGCGGCCGACGAAGCGCCACCGCTGACCGTCAAGCAAATGGTCGCCGGCTACTTGGAGGCCCGCCGACTGGACGTGGACAGCAAGGCCCTGGACCTGGCGACCTGGAAGGGGTACGAGCGTTACGGCAAGCAGCTCATCCGCATCCTCGGCCCCGACACCGTGGTCCAAACCCTCGGACCCGAGGACTTCCTCCGGCTCAAACGGGACCTGCAAGCGACCCACAAGAGCCTCTGCACGCTCAGATCGGACATCGGCAAGATCAGGCTCTTCTTCAATTGGGCCGGTCCCGGCGAGCGCGGCAAGGACCTCTACCACCGCCCCATCCGCTTCGGACCGGATTTCCGCACGCCCGACGCCCGGGCCATCAAGCGGCAACTCGACCAGCAGCCCCGCAAGGTCTTCTACCGCAAGGAGATGCACCGCCTGCTGACGAAGGCCCGGCCGAAATTGCGGGCCATGATCCTCTTGGGCATCAACTGCGGCCTGGGCAACACGGACTGCGCCCGGCTGACCCGTGACCGCCTCAATCTCAAGACGGGCTGGCTGCACTATCCCCGCCCCAAGACGGGCGTGGAACGTCGCTGTCCACTGTGGCCCGAGACACTGGAAGCCGTCAAGAAGGTGTGGGAGGCCCGTAGGTCGCCCCGCAATCCGGCCCACAAACGCTACGTGTTCCTAACCCACCGCCGGAAGCCGTTTGACGGCTCCGACGTGACCCACGAGTTTCACAAGCTGGCTGGGAAGGCGAAGGTAGAGATCACCCGGTTCTATCGGCTGCGGCATACTTTCGCCACGATCGCCAGTCGCTCCAACCTGTTGAAGGCTGTGGATACGATCATGGGTGACAAGCCGCCGGCCAACTACATGGTTCGCAGCGTGTACGATCACGGCACGGCCTCCGCCAGCGACCTGCGAACCGTCGTCAACCTGGTCCACGATTGGCTTTGCCCGGCTGGGACCACGTTTCCACCCGCTTCGGGACGGAACGGGAGCCAACCGGCCGACCCACCCGCGGAGCCTGAACCTCTGTCCGTAGCCTAACAAAGTCCTCCAGGTCTTTGCGGTGGATGCGGTACTTGGGACGCCCGGATTCCTTGGTAGTGACGTTGAAGCCGAGAAGCCGGCCGGAGTGGACCCAGGTTAGCACCTTCGTCTGCCGGACCCGCAGGAGCCGGGCGACTTCTGGCACCGTCATCGGCTGCTCGGGCGGTGGTGCCGCCGTCTTGCCTTGCTCCACCATTACGGCCGCCAGCGTCAACGACGCCGCCGCCGACTTGTCGCCGGTCTCCTGAAGGTACTCGGCATAGCGTTGCATCACGGTGTCGTTCATGGCTGGCCTCGTCGAAAGATGAATGTCCCCATGATGGTGTGAGAACGATGCCCCGTACCCGGGTAGCGATAACACCGGCCATCGAACCGCCAGCCGCCCCGCATGGCGTAACGGAACTGCTGGCATTCGGACAGCCGCACCAAGACGTGTTCGGGCGCAGCCCGGTAGCCGCGGTGCTCCATGATGAAGTTGGCCACCAGCGTCACGTCGAAGGGGTCCAGGAGATGGAAGAGCCGCGCGATGTAGCCAGCGGCCGTGTCCACGGTCTGGATCAGGTCGGCGTTGACTAGGCTGGGGTTGAAGTCCTCGATGTCGTGCATCACGGTGTAGAAGTCACCGTGGTGCCAGGCCACCTCGGGGAAGGTCCTGACGTTCTGCTCGAAGATTTCGCGGTTGATCTCGACGCCGTGGAATTGCTCGGGCTGGATCAGGCCAGCGTCGAGGATTTGAGTCAATTCGCAACCCGGGCCGTCGCACAGGCCGGCCATTGACCAATACTGGTTCGGGCAGGGATGCGTGAACAGGGTGGCGGTGCGGGCGGCGATCTTCTTGGGGCAGGACCAGGTTTTCATTTGAGCTTGCGGCTAGGTCGAAGACGGAGCTGAGGAATCTCGACGAAGAGCCTCGGCTGGCGACGCATGGCGTACCGAAGGCCATCAAAGCCATGTGTTGTCAGCCATTTGGGATTTGGCAGCTTGCCGCCGTGCTTCTTGGCGAGGCTCCTGGCGATTGGCACCCATTCCCGCCGCCAGCGGCGTTTCTTTTCCTGCACGATGCCAGCGAAGAGCCTCGGACGCTTCCGCATGATTCCATATAGGCCGGCGAATCCATGTGTTGTCAGCCACCCGGAATTTGGCAGCTTGCCGCCATGCTTGGCGACGAGGCGCTTGGCGATTGCGACCCATTCCTGCGGCGTGCGTTTTTTCTTTTCCTGCGGGATGCCGGCGAAGAGCTTCGGACGCCTCCTCATGGCCTCAGAAAGGCTGGAAAAGCCGTGTGTTGTCAGCCACCACGAATTTGGCAGCTTGCCGCCGTGCTTGGCGGCCAGGCGCTTGGCGATGTGGACGTGTTCCGTCACACTTTTATGCGCGCGCACCTGCACGATATGTGCAAACGTGCTGCGATTCTTTTGGATGACCGTGCAAAGCTGCCGGTGCCCGTGTTGCATGAGCCATTGATAATTGGGCAGTTTGCCGTGCTTCCGTGCAAGTTGCTCGGCTTCTCGAACATATTTGGCAACGGTAGCCGCATGACGAGTTGATCGGGACGCGCGTGGCAGGTGGGCAAAGTGGTTAGGGTGGTCTTTCATCGCCTCGAACAGGTTCTTCCGGCCGTGATTCGCAAGCCACCGAAAGCCTGGCACATGACCGTGAATCTTGGCTAGGCGCTCCGCGTCTTGGATATAAGCGGCCAGTAGTTCCTTTCGTCGCGGCGCTTGATGCAAGTGTGCGAAGGCACTGGGATGTTTCCGCAGGGCACGATAGATGTGTTCCTTGCCTATGCGGATAAGCTGTGCAGGTAATTTGCCGCCGTTCGCTCTCGCAAGTTCTTCCGCCTCACGGACGCATTCCGCCAGGGACCGGCCGCGTTGGGGATGTTGTGGAAGGTGCGCGAATGCCCCGGGATATTTCCAGAGCATGGCGGCCAGGGCTGGTTGACCGTGTTTGAGAAACCAGAAGCCTGTCGGCAGCGTACCGTGTTCCCTGACGAAGTGTTCGGCGTCCTTGACATGCTCTAGCAGGCGTTTGCGGCATCGCGCCTGTGGAATGTGGGCGAATGCTTCAGGACGGCGGTTCTTGATGTCAACAAGATCACTGTAGCCATTTGCAAGAAGCCAGCTCAAAGGCGGCAATAGTCCTTTATACTTGCGTCTCATGGCGTCGTTGTATCCACTGGCGTATTGGTCGATTCGTTTCGACCAAGTGCCCGGAGGCTGGCCGGGCACTTGGTCTTGAAGGTTGCGGGCTCACCGGGTTCTCCGTGAACGGTGTCGAAAGGCGTCCGGGCGCTTTTCGATGGCATTGGCAATTACGGGATAGTTTGCCTTCAGCCAGCTTGTGTCCTTCGGCAGCGCGATGTTGTTGGCCGCCAGGTGCTCGGCGGTGCGAACGTGCTCAGCCAGGGTTTTCGTGGAACGGGACATGGTAGGAACTCCGGCGTTCCAGGTGGATGTCCGGCACAATGCCGATCAGTTCTTAGGTGGAAAATGCGGGACGAAGGCGCGAACCGTGCTATTGGTAGGCACGGCGAATTCCTCAACGCCGTTCCGAAGTGCCAGGGCTTCGGCGCGGGCAATGTGCTCGTCAAGTGTTAGGGTGCTCCGGCCGAGAATCCGGCGCATGTCGGTGAAGGTGCTTGTCCCGCAGAGGCCCGAGGCCAGCGTCAGGAAGCCTTCGGACAGGTCCATTGTTTTGAGGACCTCGAAGGGGACTTGCAGCTTCAAGCCGCGCTGCCGCCGGACGGTGTAAGCAAACCGTCGCCAGAGCCGTTCCCAAGTGGCCTTCCACCGTTCTTTCGGGATGCCATACTTGCTCAGCAGGCCGCGACATTGACGGTAGGCCGTCTCGTAGTCATGGTCGTGGACGGCGATGAAGAATTCTCGCTGGAATTCAAGAAAGGCGTTGCTGTCGGGGAACAGGTCGATCAACTTGTCCGAGTGGCGGTCGCGTGTGCGCCTGCTCCGTTTACACTTGGCGTCCGGTCCCGTGACGCTGATCGGCAGGAATACGTCCTCCAAGAGCATGGCCGCAAACATCACGGTAAGGATGCTGTTTTGCCGATCCTTGAAGTCCTTGCAGTTCGGCACGGCGGCCGGGAGCACCTGGTAGACTTCCGCGTGTTTCTTGCCGGGGCCGCGACGGAAGAGGCGGCCAATCATCTGAATCTTCTCGGGGATCGAGTACCGCTCGCCAAGAATGATGCAGCGCTGGGCGGAATCCCAGTCGAAACCTTCTTTGCAGGTGTCGAGCGCTAGGATGATGTCCACCTTCTTGCTCTTGTCCTCTTTGCTGCGGTCAAGGTAGTGTTTACGTGCGGCCCGGCCCTGCTCGGTCACAAGGTCAAGAATATGCAGGTGTCCGATACGAATGAGCCTCGCACCTGTCTCGGGGTCCGTGATTCGCTTGGCTGCCTTGTGGTAAAGTTGCGAAAGCTGCCGAATGATTTTTCGGACCTCCGTGTACTTGCAGGCTTCTGCATAACGGCTGTTGCGCTTGGCCAGATAGAGGATGGTGGACGCCTGCCGCCGGAAGATGCGTTTCAAGGCTTCCAGAGTGCTGCCGCAAATGACCCTGAACTCGAACGACTCGACAGGGGCGCACTCTCGAAAGTATTCCTCGTAGTCGATGTGGGCCTCCACGAATTGAGCTTCCCGCAGCGCGTCCGGGATGATGTGCCGCATGTCGCCGCGCTGGTAAGTGGCTGTGGCTAAGCCGACATGGGTGCCACGGTGGGCGGCAGCGTGCTTGACCAGTTCACCGAGCGCATTGCTGATCGTCTCGCGGCTGTTGACGACTTGGGCGTTCATTACGTGGTGCCCTTCGTCAATCCAGACTAGCGTGTTCTTGAGCGCATCTAGTCGGTTGCTGCGCTTCAGTCGGCGATACGCTTGCGCCAGCGTGGCATGGGTACAAATGAGGATGCGGTCGGCGAGACTGATGGGCCGCCGGGTGAGAAAGCTGAGAAGCTCGTGGACCGTGTTGAGGGTGTACGGTTCACAGAGATTGTACTGTACCTCCCATCGGAGGCGTTCGGCGTGTCCCGGCACATGAAGCTGCCAGTCACGTCGGAAATTGCTGCCGATGGTGGTTTGCGGAACGGCGATAACGCAACGCAGACGTGGATCGCGCAGTAGCTTGGCCAGCGTCAGGATGCACATGGCGAGGCTCTTGCCCCACCCTGTAGGTGCTTCCAGAATCATGCAACGGGCGTCCTTGAGAACGCGGACCACCTTGTTCTGCGAATCCCGTAGCACGGGCTCGGCCGGCGGGGCGATTGGCGGGAGGGCAACACGATCCCACCGGTGGGAAATCAGACGTTGTGTTTTCAGAGTCATTTCACGTCTCCTTACACTTTCCACATCAACGTCCGTGTGGGCCGCCATAGGGAATCCGCGCAAAAAAACGCCGGCCCGGCATCGACAAGTGCCGCCGGAGAGCGGGTTCAAGGGGTTGTGCGGATTGTGCGGCCTAGCGGCGGCGGCATCCAAGCCGTCCGTGACGGCAAGCGCAGCCGCGCCGCACCGGCCATGTCTCCATTGCCGATTCGACGGCAGCGGGCGGCCGGGCGATTTCAGCCGTCACTTCGACGGTTGCCACGCGGAAAGAAACCGGGAGCGGGGCCGCGGCAGTCGTGACGGGCGGTGGGGCCAGCGTGGGCAGGAGAGCGACGGGTGTGTCCGCGGCCCGCTCCGGGGCTGCTGATGGCTGAGGCAGGTCAGGCGGCGAGTGGTGAGCAGCCAAGACGCTCAGGGCCGCGACAAAGGCCATCAGCACAAGGAGAACAGCCCTGGCGGGCTGGAAGTTGGTGACGGCAGGCGTTCTCATGGTGTTGCTACAGGGTCAGTGGGCTCTGGGGTTCAGGCTAAGATCAGCCGGGGCAACCATAGCGGGCTTCAAGGGAACTGGTGCTCAGAGGTGCCGCTTCATGCCGCTCCATACTCCACGATCACGCCGGGCAGTTCTTGCAGCCGGCGGAAGGCGGCCTTTCGCTGGGGGTCGTCGCCGGTGTAGACGAGCTTGAGCAGGTCCTTGGCGTCCAGGGCGGGCATCGGTATGTCCCGGCCCAAGACCGTCACAATGTCATCGCAATGGGCGTTTGCAATGGACCGGCTAATGTGGAGTACGGGCATGTCTTCCTCTCGGTGGAAAGTGCAACGGTGTTGTCGATCATGGGACGTGGTGCTCGTTGACCTCGTGGAGGATGTGGCGGATGTACCGGCGGGCCGACTTGAAGCGCAGCACCAGGGCACTGCCGAGGCAACCGCCGATGGCCATGCCGACGCCGGAGAGGGCTGAGTTGCCCAGGTTGACTAGCGTTGCGGTTCCGTGCATCACGGCGTAGGTGATGGCGGAGCCCGTGGCCCCGGCCACGACCAGCAGGGCCAGCGCCCCGGTGACAAACGCGATCAGACGCTTCATGGCGGACTCCCGCTGGGACGGTTGCAGGAAGAGACGCTCGCCCCAAGCACGAATCGTGTCGCGCACCAGGGGGCCGTGGTTGCTAGGCTCCAAGAGGACCGTGGCGGTGCGGCCGGCGTTCTCGATGGTCAGCCACAGGCCCTCGTCGTTTCTGGTCACGTCCACGGTCGCTTTTGCAGTCTCAACGGGCATGTTGGATTCCTTTGCTTCGGGGTCACTCCAAGGGCGGCAGGGCAAGATCGCGGGCGATCTTCGCAGCCAGCTTGTGCTCCAAGGTGTCGAGCCCTTCGCTGGCCGCGATGTCGTAGAGATACTCGTAGACGCGACGCGCTTCGGTCGCGCTGAGGACCACGATCACGCTTCCGTCAATGTCCGTACTCGGCATCAAACCAGCCTCCGCTCGTAGGATGTGGAAACGGCCATCCGTGGCCAGTACAAAGGCAGCACCGGGCACAACCCTGCCTGCTATTGGGCCGTGGATGGCTCGCTCGTGGCGGCGGGACGCAGCTTGCGCCACACCCGCTGCTCCAGGCGCGGGGCACGAAGCGTCTTGAAGACCCGCGTCAAGGCGGCGGTCGCGGCATCCTCGGCCTTCTTCAACTCGGTCAGGGCCAAGGTGACGATCCCCGCGGCCTCCACGCCGACCGACACGTCGGCGAGGATCGCCTGCTTATCGGTGCTGCTGGCCCACTTGGCGTCATTGGCCGTGTGCAGGGCGGTCAACAGGCTTTGCAGCTTCTCGCGGGCCTCGGCAAGCGTCTGCGGCGGGTTGCCTTCCAGGTCGTTGACGAGACGCTCGACGACTTGGGCCGGCGTGTTCTTGGCGAGTTCTGAGGTACGGCTGGAATCGGACATGGTAGCGATCTCCAAGGGGGTTAAAGGTGACAAGTAGAAGTGGTGCCGCCGTCGATCAACGCGCCCGGCACCGTGGGCTTATTCCAACCAGGGGTCAGGAGCGTTTGGGTCTGGTTGCTTGACGGGCTCTTGACGGCTTACCCGAAAACTAGGACGAGTGGTTGTGGCCGGTTAGGGCCTCATTGATGAACATGGCGTCCCATGCCACGGTGCGGTCCAGGATGTAGCCGTGGGGCTCCAGGATGCGCCGCAATCGCATCAGTTCGCCGGCATCTTCGCGGTACTCCACGGTCAGGCAGCGGAAGCGGTGGGTCGGACAACCGTAGCGGAAGAATTCTCCCAAGACTGTGACTTCGGCCCCTTCGATGTCGAGCGAGAAGTAGTCGATGACCCCTGGTGCCTTGCTGAGCGCCAGCAGGTCCGCGAGCCTGATGGTCGTGACCCAGATCTCCTCGGCACGCCGATGCTCGTGTTCCCGACGCCAGGCGTCCGGCAGGAAAGCCGTCAGGCCGCCCCACTGGCCGCCACGAGTGAATCGCACCGTGCTGTCGCTGGTGCAACTCAAGGCGCGGGTGACGTGCTGACAATTCGGCCGGTTGTCGCGGGCCCGCTTGCTCAGGTCGGGGTCTGCCTCCACCAACAGGCCGGTCCAATCGAAATGATGCTCCAAAGCCAGCGTGTTGCTGTGCTGGAAACCGTCGTTGATGCCGCACTCCACGAAATAGCCGCCGGTCAGGCCGCGAAGGGTCTCAATCACCCACTCGTCCTGCCGGGTGGCTGGCTGGGAAGCAAGCATCACGTCTCGGTTAAAGAGCCGGCGGGTTCGCATCAGTGGGGCCTCATACGCTTGATGCCCGTGCGAAGCAGTTGCACCACGGCCACGGCGTCTTCCAGGGCAGTGTGGGCGACCTTCGGGTTCATGCCCGCCCGCTCGTAGCACGTCTTGCTGTCGGGCAGCTTTTCGTCGCCAGGCAGCCAGAAGAGCATTGCCGGGTCCAGCGTGCGGTGACTGAAGCGGACCTTGTTCTCGAAGTCCGGCAACCGCTTGAGGAACTGCCGGTCGAAGCTGGCGAAGTTCTTGCCGGCCGGCGTGATCGACTTGGACAGGTCCCATGCGCAACCGCCGAGCCAAGCGGCCATCTTGCCGGCTACTTCCTCCGGCAGCAGCAAGTCTTCACCCTTCTCCGGGTCGGCGAGCCGCCGCAGGGTTTCCCCATTCAGTGCGAGAGCGTATGGCTGCCCGACGATCTGCTTGTGGACCACGTAGCAGTGGAACGTCGGCAGTTCGCGTAGGGGCCGTGTCCAGTCGTCATAGACGGCACCGATCTCAAGGATTTGGCACACGTTCGGGTCCAGGCCGGTCGTTTCGATGTCGATGCTCACGTAGGGCAGCGCCGGCTTCGGATTGGGCAGCCGTGGCTCGCTGAGGCCGTAGGCAAACTCACCCTGCCAGCCGCACGCGCACCGGGCGATGGTACAGCCCGGGTCGGTCGGGTCGAGTTGCCGTAGCGGCCATTCGCATTCGGGGCACAACTTCATTGGATCACCGTGTTGTGTCGGGCCAGGGTTTCGCGGACCCAATCTTCCGTGGCGTGGTGCCACGCGCCGCACGAGCAGGGGCCGACCAGCATGTCGCAAGGCTCATGGGAGGCGTTGTAGTGGTAGTCGGTCCACTCCGCAGGCCAGGGCACCATGCCGCTGGAAGCCGTTTTCAGGACGACGGACGGCAGGGCGTGGGGCCGTCGCAAGGCCGTGAACAGTTCCACCAGCGAGTGCAAGGCGTTGCGAACCTCAGCCTTGATCCGGTGCAGGTCCATCTCTGTGGCGTTGCCGGCGTCGTAGACCTGCTCGGCGACAAGCTCTTGCCGGCACACGTCCCGAAACAACGTGAGGGCCTGGACCGCCGCCAGGACCGGGTTGAACTGGTCGCTGGGCGGCGGTGCCTTGGCCGTCTCGCCGCTGTCGCCGAACCACCCGCAGGCATCGCAGTAGCGGCAGTCATCGCCACTGTCGTCCAGGGGTGTTCCGCACTTCGGACAGAACTCAGCCATGCCGGGGATTCTTTCCGATGTTGGGGTCGCGCGGGACGTTCTTGAACGCGGCGTTGAACTCCCGGACGGCACGCTCCGCTTCCTTGTCGCCGAACCGCTTCTTGATCTGAGCCAGGATGCTGGTGGCCTTGCTGGTGGGCGTATTGTGACGGCTCATTTGCAGCTTGAGGGTTTCCCGCAGGGCGTCCAGTTGGGCGTCGGTGCCGTACTGGTTGCCCTCTTTCGGGTTGCCGACCAGCGAGCGCGAGGCGGCGTTCTTCGCCAGCGGTAGTTGTCTGACTCGTGGGCGCGCCATTGCTCACCTGCCTTTCGGTCCGCTGGCGGGGAGCGTTCTGGTCGGCGGACGCCGGCCTTCTTCGGGATCACGCTCGATGCCGCGGAAAGTGAGGTTGAACTCCCGGATGGCCCGTTGAAGTTCCTTCTGGCCGTACTGCGTCCTGATCTGGTCCATGACGGCCTGGGCCTTCTTGCCGGCGGCGCGCCGGCTTTGGGCCTTGAGGCTCTCGCGCAGCTTGGCGAGTTCCACCTTGCCGCGGTCCTTCTGGTTGCCCACCAGCTTGTTTTGGGCGCGAACCTGGGCGGCCATCATCGCGGTCAGGGGCAGTTGTTTCGCTTGTGCTCTCGGCATGGTTCACCTCGGGCCGTTGCTGTCGCCAAGATGTTCGGGGATCACGTCCATCCCCTTGTAGGTCGGGTTGATAAGCCGCAGGGCGGTTGGCGGAATCTTGTCACGGCCCTTGGCGGCCGTTTTCTTCAGTGCGCCGGCGATCTTGGCCTTGGCCTGCGGACCCTTGGTTCGGGCCTGTGCTTGCAGGTCCTCGCGCAGGGCGGCCAATCCCGCCTTGCTGCGGCGGGCGGCCAGGGCCTTGCGGCGGCCGTCCAGGCTGGTAGCTTCTTCCATGCTCACCTTGTTGTCGGTTTGTCTTGCACGGGGCTTCCCCATGTCACGCTCCAGCTTCTTGTTGCGTCGCCCACGGCCCCGTCGAGCACGGCGTAGGCTTTGCGGTTGATCTTCTTCTTGATCCACAAGGGGAACCCTCGCGGGATCATGCCGAAGAGGTCTTGCAAGCCGCGGACGCCTGTGGCCTCACAGGCTTGCAACCAACGAGCGTAATGCCGCTCACAGTCCTCTTGGGCCGCCTTCATCGTCTTGTAGAGGCGGTGCCTGTCGTTCACGAAGTCCCACATCTCGAAGGACTCGTCCGATCCGCCGTAGTGCGGAATCACAAGCCGCACGCCGGCCTGGAACCGGGCCGGCACCCGCACGCCGAAGATCGCCCTGCGCCAGATGATCCGGTAGCCCTCCGGCGTGAACCATGTCCGGCGGACCTTTTGATTCTGGCCGCGCTTCTTCTTGCGGACGAAGTTCATGGCTACTGGCGACTGGCGAGGACTTCCAGGTGATCGTTGAGGTCGTCCAGTCTGCGGGCGATCTGGTTGAGCCGTTCCGCGACCATCAGTTGGATGATGGCGGAATTGTCGATGCGCAGATTGGCCGCCTGCACCTTGTCGCGGAAGGCCAGAAAGGCAGTCACGGTGTTGCCTGCGTCAGTCTCGGTGCGGGTCATTCTTTCCTCCCGATGCCCTTTCCGCGGCCGGCACGCGGATGGAGCGGGCTGTAGTGATCGTGGTAGGCCGGTGGCGACAGGAGGGTCCGGTAGGCCCGTCGCTTGCCGCATTTCGGGCACTTGAACGGCCCCTTGGCGTTGCGGTTCTGCCACGACTCGAAGTAGGCGTCACAGGCCCGGCAGTGCATGTCGTAGAGCGTCATGCCGTCCTCACAGGGTCTCGGGCTTGGGCACGATGACCGTGTTCTGCACGTTCCGAATCGTCAGACGGCTGCCGAGGGAGTTGAAGCCCACGATGCTGTCGTCGTTGACCTGGGTGACGTTCAGTTTGTTGAGCCACATCTTGCTGCCCCGGCGCACGGGGTAAACGACGACGTGGCCAGCCTCGATGATGCGGCCGGTGAAATCTCGGGCGGGGGTCATGCAACCTCCAGGCTCTCGTAATGGGGGACCTTCGGCGGAAACTTGTGTTTCAACTGCTTCGACAGTTCCGCCAGGATGGTGTCGAGGGCAGCCTTGTAGTTGACGACGTGCCGCAGCCGGGTCAGCAGTTCCCTGCTCGGCCGCGTGCCCTGGAAGACCAACGCCTTCATCTCGGGCCAGAAGGTCGGGTGAATGTCGTTCTGCTCCAGGATCAGTTCGAGTTTCTCGCTGCTCATGTTGCTCCCTTTCACGCTGTTGAAGTGGTGTCCCCACACTTTCCACATCAACGTTCGCGCGACCCGTCAGAGTGAATTTCGCTCCCCGACGAGGTTTTTCAGCACGCGATGGAGCAGGTCCCACGCTAAGAGCCGCTTGCGCGGAAAATCCGTTACTATGCCATGCTGCCACGGCCATCCGGCGGCGTCCCGCAGGTCGGCGAAGTAATTGCCGCGGGTCTTACTGCCGGTGCCCAGGTTCGTGATGGTGCCCGTGGCGAGGGTCCGTTTGCGGGCCTCGCAGCCGCCGGGCCAGAGTTCGATCCGCACGACCAGCATCGGGTCAGCCTTGCCAAACGGCACGGTGAGGGTAGTTGATCGGGGCCAGGCCGTTTTCGGCGGCGATCCGAAGGCAATACTCCCGGTCCAGCTCGATCAGGGTGCAGGGGAGATTGATGCGTTTACACACACGGAGCGTGGTCCCGGTGCCGGCGAAGGGGTCCAAAACCGTGCCGGCCGGCGGGGTAGTCAGCTTCAGGCAGCGCTCGACCAGGCCCTCATTCAGTTGGGTCGGGTGCCAGGTGCGACGCTGCTTGCTGTTGCCCACGACGCGGGTGAAGTCGAACACGTCGCCGGGCACCCGGCCTCGCGGGTCTGCTCGCTTGTCGCCGTTCTCTTGCCGCCATGACGGCACGCGGATGGCGTCGGGGAAGAGCGGCGCGTCGTGCCAGCGGAGCCGCCAGAGCGGCCGGTGGTTGTTGCCCAGGTCATGGTGGTTGTGCTGGCCGAAGGTGTAGGTCTGGACACAGGGCTTGACTTCCAGGCCGCGAAGCCGCTCCAACATGCCGGCCACGATGCGGCCGGTCTCGAAGGTCCACCGGGCGTTGAACGACAACCAGACGGTCTTGGCCTTGTAGATGAAGTGATGGAGCCACTCGCCGAGCAAGCCGAGGTACTTGTCGTCCGGCAGCTTGTCCCGGTAGGTGGCATAGTCCAGGCCGAGGTTGTCCGGCGGGTCCGCGAAGATCGTGTCCACGGGCTCCAGGCTTGGGAGCACTTCCAGGCAGTCGCCGCTGTAGAGGTGGTAGTTCATAAGGTGCAGGGTCGATGTGGGTGGCCATGCCAGGAAGCGCGTCGATCACCGCTGCCTCGCCCGTAGGCTGACGACTACGAAAGTGCCCAACCAGCCGCCGAGGATGTAGACGGCCACGGCCAGGAAACACTTCTCCACGATGAGGACTGTGGAGACGACGGTGCAGAAGTAGAGCAGCGCGCTCAGGTTTGCCGCTGCCAGCGGCCGGCGCATCTGGACGGCATCGACGCACAGCGTCCACACCAGGTCCATGATGAACCCGCAGAGAAACGCAAGGCTGATGACGGCCCACGACATGGCTAACCGGGAAGAATGAGACGAGGGGGCGGAGGAGCCATGACGGCATCCGGTTGGGCCTTTCGGACCCCGAAGGTCACGGACGGCAACAGATCGGTCAGGCCGTAGACCTCGCCCTCCCGGACGTATTCCAGGGTGATGGCGGCGTCCGGGATGCCGTGCCGGTTGATGGCCTCTTCCAGGCTGCTGAACACCTGCGTCAGACGGGCGGGCGTCAGCAGCGCCAGCAACACGCGCTGGCGGACTTCCACGGGGATTTGGAAGCGAAGGGAGGCTTCCGGCTCCGGTTTCGGTTCGGGTTGCGCATCAGTGGACATTGGCTACCTCTTGAATTGGGGCCGGGTGACTTCGTTGAACCAGTCGTCGTAGGGGCCGGCGGTCTTGCCCAGGCTCAGGGCCGTCTCCTCCAGCACCTCGCGGCGGCCGGCGTTCTCCTCGGGCGTCAGGTCCGGGAAGATGTTGCCGGAGGTGACGGCTTCCCAGCAACGACCGACACGCTCCAAGAGCTTCGTTTGGTGGTCAGCCTTGATGCGGGCGCGATGATTGGCGACCCGCAGCAAGGGCGCGGGGCTGGCCGGCTTGGCGGCGATCTCTTCGATCATGCCGACCACGTTCTCGTCGCCTGGCTTCTCGCCCAGCAACCAGCCGTAGAGGCAGAGTTGGTCGGCGTACTCTTCGTTGCAACACTCCATGTAGCCGGCGTTGACGATGAAGCCGCGGTGGTTGAACTCCAGGAAGTTGGTGTGCTGGGTCCCGTGGCTCTTGCTCGGCTTCTCGCTCCGGTAGCCGTCGCGGCAGAGCATGTAGCCCTTCGACGGGCTGGTGGCGTACTTGCTGCAATACCCGCGGACCTTCCAGTCCAGGATGCAGTGGATCAGGCCGAGGCCGAAGTCCAGCACGAAGCGGCAGTCCGGCTTGCCCGTGAACGGCGCGCCGGCAATGACGCCATCGACCTTGAACTCGAAGCGCGGCCTCTCAACCGACCTTTGCAGCAGGGCGAGCAGCTCGTCGAAGCTGCCGGTCAGCTTGTAGCAATCGAAGACGTGCTGGCCGGCGGCACGGGCGAAATCCCGGCACGGCTCTTCGACCTGGCTCTCAAAGATCGCCTCAAAGGCGAACTTTGGATCGGCCCCGGTGCCGAAGAGGGCGGCCTGCAATGCGGACTTCACGTAGGCGTCGAAGCTGGCACCCACGGCCATCGGCGGCTCCTGCGGCAGGCGCGGAGCCGCGTGGTCTGCCTGATAGCGCAGGTAGAACTCCTCGGGGTTCTTTTCCCAGAGGGTCAAGGACGAGTAGCTGAGGCTCTTAGGTGTTCGCATCGGACGGCTGCGCGTTGAGGGTGAGGGTGCCAGGGCCAACGTCGATCGTCGTGTCACCGGCCTGAATCTGACCGTGCGTGGTGTGAACGACGCTGGCCGGCATGGGGGCTGCCGGCTCCGGTGGTGGTTCCGGCGCAGCCTTCTCGGTCTGTTGGGCCACCAGGTTCTTGAAGCGCTGCTGGACGGCCGCGGGGATTGGGGCCGGTGGCTCGGTGGTTGGCCAGTGCCCCAGGATGCTGGCGACGATCGCCTGGGTACGAACGACCGGCGGCATAGCCGCCATCGCCCGAAGGCGAGGCAGGCAGCACTTCTTCGCCTTCTTGCCACTGCCGCAGGGACAGAGTTGGTTGCGGCGAATGTCCACCCGCCTCTGGACCGGGAGGACCGGGCCACGATACTTCGGCAAACGGCCTCGTGCGGCGTTGCCGCCCGGGGGATTGCCGGCAGAGACGATGATGGCGTTGTCAGGGCTCATGTGATTGCTCACCTGTGTGGGCCGGGTGGATTCGGATGCGGGGCCGGTGGCTGTGGCCTCGGCGGCTCCGGCCGCGGCACAGGCGGTCTCGGCGGCTCCGGTCTCGGTGGCTCCGGCCGTGGGGTCGGCCGCGGCTGCGGGCTCGGATGCGGCCGGCGTCGATTCGGGACCACGGGCACCACAATGGGCGGTTCCGGCACGATGATCGGTCGTGGCACGGGAACCGGGATCGGAACTGGAATCGGGATCGGCTGACGCAGTGGTCGCGGCGGCGGGACCGGCTCGCAGCCGATCAGTGCCGCGAGCAAGAGCAGGGAAAGGTAACGCATGTTTGTCCTCCATCTGCCACATCAACATTTCAGGCGGAAGTTAGAGCGATTCCAAAAGAAGCCGGTTACTGCGCGTTTTGCTGGCGTCGGTATGATCTCCGCTACTCCACACGCCCTTGATAAGCTCCCGCCCAAGGCCACCCACCACCGAAACATAGGCGGCCACCCTCACCGGCTCATGGGTCCCATCAGTAATCGAAGGCGTGGGCGACCATTGCCTTCATGGTTCTTTTCCCCAGGGAATCTGGTGCCACACACGCTCGTGTTCGTAGAACAGGATCAGCTTCACGATGAAGCAAATGGCCGTGAACACCGCGCAGCCGCCAATGTTCCCGAACATCAAGTAGGCGAGACCAAAGCACACGAGATTGCTGAAGGTCTCCCAAGTCAGGGCCTTGGTGACGGTACGCTTGCGGGTGCTTGGATCGTGTTTCATTTCCTGCCTCGCTTGACGAGACTGGTGCGCCTGTCGCGGGTTTCCCGACAGTTCTCACCCATCCAGTTGAAGAAGTACCAGCGATTGAGTCGGTCAATCACCGGGTCATGGGCAATGTGCCGGAGGTACTTCTTCACCTCGTCCCATGTCGAGAAGATCATCTCGAAGGGGACGGTGCCGAAAAGCCAGTCCGGCGTGTGCTCAACGCCCTGCTCCACGCGGATCAACACCGGCTTTTTCATGCGGTTCGCCCAGAACAACTCCTCGTATGTGCCGCAGGCATGGACCTCCATGTCCAGGTTGACGACCAGGAAGTCGCAGATGTCCACCATCCGCAGATCGACGGGGCGGACTTGCTTCATCTGGCCGCGGACGAACTCGAAGTCGCCGGCCCGCTTTGCCTTGTGCCGGAGGGCACGGTTCTCCAGGTCTTCGACGCCAATGTCGATGGGTTTGCGCGTGGGGTCGAGCCAGAGAACCTTCAAGTCCTTGAGGCTCTGGATCAGGTCTTGACGCCAGCCGATGCCGCCGTCTGTCACCCGGTCCATCGCCCCGCACAAGTAGCCGCGGTTCAGGGCGAGGCGGTTCATCTTCTTCATGGTGCGCTCAGCAAGTCGCCAAGAATGGTCCGCTGTCTCTGCTGCAACTCGGCAAAGGCTTCCGATGTAAAAGCGTCCGACCGCTGGAGGTACTCGTGCCAGTTCCGTTCATCGCGGGTGAAGAATCGGAGCACTTTCGCAGGTGGTAGCAGATAAACGTCGTGGAGTATGCTTCTCACGGCAGCAAGCCTTTATAGTTGGCCACGCCAACGCCTAGCCGCGTGCAGCCCAGGCCCAAGTACAAGCAGGCGTCCTGGTGGGTCTTGATGCCGCCGCTGGCCTTCACCTTGGCTGCCCCTTGGGCTGCCTCCAACATCAGCTCCACGGCCCAGGGCGTCGCGCCGCTTGGCCCGAAGCCGGTGGACGTTTTCACGAAGTCCACACCGTAGTCCACGCACAGGCGCGTCGCCTCCAGGACTTGACGCGGTTGGTAGTAGCACGTCTCCAGGATCGCTTTGACGAGCACCTTGCGGTCGTGTGCCGCCTTGACGATGCGGCCGAGTTCCTGGGCCACCACCACGATGCGGCCCTCCAGGAAGCGGCCGTAGTTAATCACCACGTCCACTTCCACCGCGCCGTCGTCGATGGCGCGCATGGTTTCCAGCAGCTTGACCTCCGGCGACGTGTTGCCGTGCGGAAAGCCGACCACGGAGCAGACTCGTGGTGTGACCTGTTTGGCGACGGCGACGTTGTAGCTGGCCACGCAGACGGACGCGGCCCCGATCTCTTCGACTTCGCGGGCAGCCCCACTCGCGTCCTGTAGAGTGGCGTCCGGCCGCAACAGGGCGATGTCCAGGGCCTTGACGATCTGGTCTCGCGGCAAGGCCGGGATTTCGTGGGGTTGGGCGTTTTCGGGGATTACGTCAGTCGGAGGCATGGTCGCTAGAAATTGGTGAACAGGACTTCGACCTTGTTGCTGCACTTGCCTCGGCGCTCGCAAGCGCCGCGGCGAGGCGTATCACGCTCGATGCGGTTCCAGCCGGAGAAGAAGTTGTCGGCGGCCGGCGACTCGGAAACGACGACCCTTGCGGTGGCAGCCCTCAGCAGCTCGACCATCGCCGGATAGTCGATCCGGTAACGGTATTCCGCTTCGTGGCCAAAATACGGCGGGTCCACATAGATCAAGGTGTCCGGTCCGGTCCTGTAGACGCGCTCGATGGCGGCGAGTCCATCTTCGTGCAAGAGCGCGACATTACGGACTCGATTGGCCGCCGGCAGCACCCGCAGGAACCAGTCGGCCCACACCTCGGACTTCGGCTTGTGCGGGGCCGGGCACTTATCCAGGGACCACGTTGAGGAGTTGCCATCACCGCAGTAGAACTGTGTGCCCTGCGCCATCAGCAATACGGCTTGCTCGATGTCGCCCACGGGCTGCTCCCGCCAATTGGCGGCCGAATAGGGCGTGGCCCAAAGCAAAGCGGCCAGTTGCTCCGGCTGCGACTTGATGGCCCGCCACATGCCCATGATTCGGTCATCCAGATCGTTGATGATCTCGACGAACGAGCGAGGCTTGGCCAGCAGCACGGCAGCCGAGGCGCAGCACGGCTCCATGTAGACCCGGTGCTCCGGGAAGTGCGAGGCAATCCACTTGGCGATGGATGCCTTGCCACCGTACTGCCGATAGGTGATTTGGGGCGTGGCCGTCACAGTTGCTTCTCTGGGTGCTGTCCTACGCGATTGCCCCCTGCCGCCATTTCCGGGGTGTGGTCGGTCTGAAGGTTCATGCTTGCCCGTTCAGCCCTTCTTGGTGGCGAGGTAGGCCACGACACAAATGGTGGCAATGCCCAGGATCATGCAGACGGCGGCGGCCGGCGGGCTGGTGATCGTAATGACGATCCCGCCGAGCACGACGATGGTGATGGTGGCAAGGGTGCTGTCCATTACTCGCCTCGCAGTCGTTTTATGGCTTGGAGATAGTGGGTTTCGCAGTTGCGGCAGTTCCGGCAGTAGCTTGATTCGATGCTGCTGCACATGGAGACCAGCCGGTTGTCTCGGTGGCGTGACATGACCCACCGCATGAATGCCTTGGTCGGGCACCAGTACGAGTTGATGTGGCGGACTCGCCACTCGTAGCACGGGCTGCCTACGGCCCGCTGCACCTCATCGGGGACGACCGGCTCATGGTCGTAGTAGGCCATGAAGGTGATGACCACGGGCACCTTGGCGGCCGTCCAAGCGGCCGTGGCCTTGTCCACCAGGGCCAGGTTGGTGGCCGACGTGCGAAGCCGCACGAACATCAGGTTCGAGGCCGGCGAGTACCAGTCGTCCCAGTGCCAAATTGGCCAGGCGTACCGGCCCTCGTCCTCTTCTCTCGGATTGGCCGTCAGGACGACCGGCCCGGGGAAATCAAACCGGGGCTTGGAGGTGTTGAAGAAGAACCGCTTGTACCTCTTGGCGGTCTCGATCACCAGGTCTCGCTGATTGTTGCTGTCGTTGCCGCAGTTCACTCGCACGATGCCGTCGCCAACCTCCTCGGGCGTCGGGACGTGCGGCTTGTCGATGGGCACGTAGTAGGCCCCCGGCCGGTTGTAAAAGCACTGATTACAGCCGATGGGGCAAGGGCCGATCTGTGGGATGCAGTCCCAGAACGGCGTGCCCTCCTGCTTCGGGTTGCGGACGGTGCTCATGGTTGGGCCCTATTCATGCTTCTCCGCGCAGGGGATCGTCGTCGTGCTCGATGATCTCTTCGTTCCACTGGCCGGCTTGGCACCTCACGTCACAAAAGGCGTCAATGACTCTGGCCACCTCGGGGTGCGCTTCACGATGCCGCAAGATGACTCGCTGGTTGTTGAAGGCCACACGCTTCAAGCGGCAGCGGTACGTGACGCCGGCCGCTCGCAACGCGGCCCGCAGCTCGCGGTAAAGCTGGCAACTCTCTTCCAGGTCCGGTCCCATGAAGAAGAAGGACTGCCAGAGATCATTGATCTGTAGCTGAAGGTGATGGATCATCCTCTAGCTCACGACGGTCCTTCTGTTTCAGGCAGCCACGGAGCCGTTTGGCCCCCTGGCGTTTAGCCCGCCTCCCATGCCCGTCGTGCGTGTTGAAGCAGCGGGTGTCGTTGGTCTGGGTGCGGGCAATCGCCATGATCTCGGCGCGCTTGACCCTGGCGCTCACTCCACGTCCCTCCGCCGCCAGTAGCGCGCTTCCTTGGGAATGCCGTCATCGGTCAGTTCGCGGTACTTGAGGCTGACGGTCTGCCCCTTCTTGAACTGCTGCCCTTCGACCCAGTAGGGAGCGTCGATGCCAGGGTTGTTGGCAGCCCAGTCACGGGCCATCGGATCGGCGAATTCGCGCTCGGCGTCGGTCAGGCCGGCCAACTCCAGCCGCTTGCCCTGGTAGTCCACGATCAGGGCACCGATCTTGCCCAGAAGCCGGTTGCCCTTGGCAGTCTCCCGGCCGCTGGTGAAGCCCACCACGCGGGCCTCGGCGTCCTGGAAGGGCTTGTACTTGAGGATGGAGCGATGGCGTCGGGGCGTCCAAACCGCCTCGGGGTTGCGAATCACCACACCCTCGCCGCCCCGGTCCAAGACCCGTTGCAGGTAGGCTTCCACCTGGTCGCCGGCCTCCCGCGGAATGTCGATCAGCTTCGTCTGGGGGTGCAAGTAGCAGATCGAGGCCGGGGTGTTTTCCAGGGCCTTGTTCAGTACCGTCAGCTCTTTGCCGAAAGGCTGGCCAGGCTGGAGAAATCTGAAGTCATCGCCAAGACAGCGTTTCGGGACGGGAACGCCCTCGAAACGCTCTTCCCTGCCGTAGAGCCGTCGCCTGATCCACGCTTCGGCCGCGAGGTAATCGACGTTGCAGACCATGTTGGCGTTCTTGATCTGCCCGGTGCTGAAGATCGCGCCCAGCGGCGGCGTGGAGTAGACCGCGAAGACGATCTTGTCGAACCGCTCGTCGGGAACGTCGCCGCCGCAGATCGACCGGCAGAGCTGGAATTTGCCCCGCCCCGCCCACAATTCGCCGTCCAGCGGGCAGCTCGGGAGCTGGTTGAGCCACCAGTCCGGGGCCATGATGGGGTTGCCGTAGCGGCTCCACAGGCCGGTCGCCACGGGCTTGATCTTGGCCTTCTTCCCGCCGGTCTTCGGGTCGATGACGCTGGCCCAGGGGACTTGTTCGGTGGGGAGCCCGCGGCTGAGCCCGCCGTCCCAGAAACAGCGGGTGCCGTCGAGTTTCTCCGAAATGAACCAGCCAGCCACATCATGCTTGGACGGGTCGTAATGGTCGGCTAGTTGCAGGAATTCACGTCTTGCCATCTATGCGGCCTTTAGCGGGAGCGGACTAGGATCAACGTTGTCCCCACACTTTCCACATCAACGAAACTGCCGCGGCCCATAGTGAATCCGCGCGGATTTCAGAAGAATTTCTCCAATTGCGATTCGACGGCCTCAAAGGGCTCGGCCTCCCGCAGCCGGTTCCAGGGTCGCGGGACCAAGATGCCGCACCCGCCCCGCTGCTCGAAGCGGCGGATGTTTTCTTCCAGGTCGTCGATCAGCAGCGCGCCGGGACGGCCGAAGAGATGCTTGCGGGGCGTGATGGCGTACTGCCGGTGCATCCACGGCGGCATGTGCCGATGAATCCAATCCAGCTTGCCGGCCAGACTCTCCGGGCACTTCGTCGGGCTGGTGGCAAGGCAGACGTTCTCCCGCCCGACCAGCCGGGCCGCCCGATGAAGGACCCAGGGGAAGAGTTCAGACGTGGGGCATTCGAGCCAGGCGGTCCGCGTGATGGTCTTCCAAAACTGGGCCGGCCCGGTGAACCTTGGTCGGCCGAGCAGGTAGTTGGCCGCCTTCTCGACCTCAAAGCCGCACTGCTCTGGATACTGCCTGTAATCACGAGGGCTCACCTCACAACCGACGTAACGCAAGACGTGCATTGCCAGCGTGTTGCAGGTGTCGTCCAAGTCGAGGAAGACTTCCCGGATCATTCGTCGCTCCAGTATTCGAGAATGCGGGCCTTGAGCTTGTGGAACATGCGGTTGGCGGTTGGAAGCGAGACACCGAGATATTCACCGATCTCCTTGAACGTGTACCCTTCCTCATGCAGCCGTAGGCACTCCCGCTCCGCATCCGAGCGACAGCACGCGGCCATGACATCGCGCAGTTCCACTAGGCGGAAATCAGAGCAGGCTTCCAGCGTCTCGGGGATCACGTTGAAGACGCTCGGCGGCTCGCTCGGACGACTGTTGACCAGAAGCAATTTGCTCGGCGGGGGCACACGAATGGTCCGTTCGGATGGCAGCACCGTCCGCATCTCGCGCTCAATGAATCGGCCAAGCCAATGATTCACAGCGCCCCTGTGGACTTTCTGCGTGATCTTCTGAACGGCTTTCACCAATCCGACGTTGCCGGCGCTCACCAAATCGTCGCGGAGGTACGCCGCCCCGGGTACTTGCCGAATCAGCGAATCCGCCTTGACCACCACCAGGCCCAGGTTGTTGAGGATCATGGCCTCTCGGGCTGCCGAGTCCCCGGCCACGACGGCGGGATACAACTCGTTGTTCCGCTGGATGTTCTCGCTCACGCGGCACCTCCGATCCTGTCCAAGCACCAGAGGTGTTGGGCCATGAAAGACCGTTGGGCGCAGGCGTCCCGCGAGAAAGACAACTCGTGGCCGTCAGGGTCGAAGAGCCGACCGCGCTCGTAGGCGACGGCATGGTGCTTGCGCGGCAGCACGACGCCTTCGAGCACGCCCCGCGTGCTTTCAGTCACCCGAGTGAAGCGCGACCAGGCTTCGTCCTCAGTCAGCCAGCGGAACTCCGGGCCACGGCCGGCCGTTGCCATCAGGCCGGGACAGGCTTCGATGTTGGTGACGGCGTAGCCGCGGGCCCGGCACACGTCGATTAGCTCTTGCGGGTGAAACCCGCGACGGCACATGGGCTCAGGCAGCGCCGGCCAGAGTATCTGGCTGCCGTCATGGCCGATCTCGCGGATGATCTCGGCGACCGGGATGTCCAAGGCCATTGCGAAGGACGTGACGAGGCACATCCATCGCTCCGGCTTGCGTTGCAGGCGCATAGTCTCTCCGCGGCTGAGGGGTAGGCGGGGTGCCGGCGCGGTAGATCAGGCGGATTCGCCTTCGCGCACTAGCTCGTCGAGCATTCGGTCAATGTCCGCTTGGGTCGGAATCTGGCCCCAGGACGCTTTCCAATAGCTCTTCCAATTCGGCGGCTTGAACAGCTTGTTGTATTCGTCTTGCGTGGCGGCGGTAAGAATCCAGATGCCGATTCCGAAGGACTCCCACACCGGCCACTTGCGCTTCTGGTCGCGGGTGAAGCAGTATTTCTTCGGCTGCTTCACGTCGATCCAGCGTGTGCCCCACTTCGGATGCGCGGCATACAGATCGGGGAAACCGGTCTGGTAGAGGTTGCCATGCGTCCGTTCGACATGCCACCCGCGGGTCATCAGGTAGCGGATCACGTCTTTCTGAATGTGCCACTCCGGTCCGTGGATCGGCCGCTTAATGCGGGTGGTCACTACATCATCTCCGGGGCTCGAATCTTGACCGGAGCGGCACCACCCTTCTTCTCTGCCCAGTTGTCCATCCCCTCGAACCAGGTCATGCCAATCAGCGGCACCTTCGGGCGGTAGGACCCCACGACTTCGCGGACGTTGGCCGTGATGTCCGTTACGACCGCGTGCATGGCCACCACCATCAACTCGTCATGGACATTCAACGGGGCCAGCCGCAACGGATGGACACCCGCAGGCTGCAAGTCCCATAGCCGCCGTTGTACGGCCTTCGTAATCTCCGCACCCGGCGACTGAATCTCATGGTTGGCGGCAGCCCGCATGTTGGCGGCCTGCATCTGAAAGGCGGCCCCGTAGAGGGCGCTGGCCACGGCACCGCTGACCGTCTGCACGCGATCGCGCCTGACGACCTTGATCTTGACATCGCGCCAATGCCTGGGCGTGTTGCGGGCCAGGTCGAAGAGGGCCTTGCAGATTTTGTTTTCCAGCGTGAAGTAGCGGCGGAAGCCGAGGAAGGTCTCGATGTACTCGGCGGGCGTGGCCCAGACCACGGCGCTGCCGATCCCTGCGGGTTGCCGCATGGAACAGAAGGCGTCGAAGGTCTTGTTACGGGCCTTGCCGATGCCCGGGTAACGCTTCACGAAGTCCGCGTAGGCGGCCTTGGCACGTTGCTCGGTCACGCCCAACTTCTGGACCAGCGTGTTCCAGTCTCCGCCGTACACCAGGGCAAACACGCCGCGCTTGCCCTTGTCGTACCAGTCGCTCTCTGTGCCCGACGAGTTGATGACCTCGGCATAGGACAGACCGGACAGGGCCATGCCGAACAGGGCATGGAGCTTCTGCGGCGTCATGCCGGTCGTCTCACACTCGCCGCAGGGCTTCTTGCTCTTCCTGTCGATGCCGGTGCCGGCGCACTTCGGACATGGCCCCTTGGTGGTCAGGTCCTTGCGCAGGGCAGGGTCGTTGTACACGGCGTCGGCGATCGTCACCTCGAACGAATCGAAGTCGCCGCCGCAGAGCAACATGCCCGGCCAATAGAGCGGGAACATCCTGCGCACGTCCTTGGCGTGCTTGATGCCTTGCGGGTTGAGGCCGTCGGCCCCGGCCATGCGGCTCGACAGCGTGCCGATCACCACGAAGCTGGCGTGAAACTTGCCGGCCAGCAGCAGCTTCTCGTACAACTCCTTCTCTTTGACCGCGAACTTGACGGCCAGCACCTCTTTGGATCGCTTCGCGGCCGGGTGCTTGCCGGGTTCCAGAAATCCAGTGCCGCCGCAGCGGGCGCAACCCGGCTTGCCCTCGCACCGGCCGCAGGGCTCGCGGGCGGCGATCTCCCAATTGCAGACGGCCTCCAGGTTGCTCTTCTTGGTGGACTCCTCCAGGACAATAGCCTCCGTGGCGTCCATCGCCGCCGTGACGTAGCTGCGGACCTCGCCCGGCTTGTTGACGTTGACCGGGCTCGTGGCGATTACCGCCTCGGCCTTGACAAGCAGTTCCGCCATGCCGGCTTTGTTGATCTCGAAGCCGTGCCAGCGGACCACGGGGACCATGCAGGCCAGCGTCGAGTCGTTGTCCCCCGGAGTGGGGTAGCCGAAATGTTTGTCCAGGGCCCGCGTGAAAACGATGTCATCGTTGGCATACTCGCGGGCATCCGCCCGGGTGGCCCAATGCTCAATGTGCTTGTCGATCACGGCCGGCCAGGCGTAGCCAAGCAGCTTGTCCGCCGGGTCGAGCGGCTTGACCACGCGGGTCTCGTCATCGTGCTCGGTGTCCAGCAGGATGCCGGGATCGGTCAAGACCTCCTCCACGGCCACGTTGACGGTGGGGCGGCCCTTCTTGCGGCCCCAGACCTCCCAGTTCCGCTCGGGGCTGGAAACGGCCAGTGCCGTAGGGGCATAGCCCAATTCATAGGGCCGCCAAGCTGCTGGCGGTTCCACGTCCTTGAAATGGAACTTGGGCTTGAAGCCCATCGCATGTTCGGCGAGGAACTTCAGCCCGCCCGCCGGGTTGAACTTCAGGACGACATCCTTGAAGTCGGTGTCGATGTCGCCGTAGCGGTCCTTGCGGTCGAAGACCTGCCATCTGGGCGCGTCGGGATCAGCCGACCGGGCGAAGTAGATGTTGTCCAGTTGAACGCGGCCTTCCAACTCGGTAGCAAGAGCGTAGGCCAAGGAAGAAGGCACCCGTTTGATGCGGATGTCTTCGCGGGCCATGAGGGACTGGTACGGCCCCTTGCGAGAATGGAGCATCAGGTCCAGGGCGCAGACTGGCTTGACGCACGGCCCCTCTTGCCCTTTCGGCTCCAGCAGGGCGATTTCGTTGATGTGCTCCCGCGGAATCCAGTCGGGGTCGGCGAGGCGGAAGACGGTATACGTCTTGGCGATATGGAACCAGTCGAACGAGAGATTGAAGCCGACGACCGTGTGCTCGGTCAGCCATTCGAGCAGGCGCAGCGTCTCACGGACGGGACGCCGCCAGACCTCATGGAGGCTGATCGGGCCGTCTTCCACGGCGTACTGCAACAGCACCATCATACTGTGCAGCCCGCATGTCTCGCTGTCCAGATACACCTTGCTCATGCGTCGTACTGGCCGAGGGCCTGGAGTCGGGCGCGGGCGGCGGCGATCTCGCTGCCGGCATTGAGGATGCCGGTCTGATCGCCGTCGTACACCGCCTCGCAGTAGACCTCGTAGCCGAGAGCGTAGGACGCCCACGCGACGCGGGCCAGGTCCATTCGCGCCATGTCCAAGCCCATGTCGCCGATGACTGTCAACAGGCGGTCAATCTGTTCGTCACGAACCTTGCAGGCTTTGGTCGTCAGCCGGCTCAAGGCATCGAACCTGCGCGTCGCCCGGTGGTACAACAGCACGAGAACCAAAGCCACAATCAGCAGCACAAGCACAACAGGGTCCATAAAATTCCTCTCAGGGGTGTTTGCCTCCGGGCTCCCGGCATCGTCGCATGACTCCCTGCCAGCCACGACAGCGGATACCGTTACAGGTCAGGCTTTACCTACCCTCGTCCCCAGCCATGCGGTTAGAGGTTCAGCGCCAAGTGGTCCGATGGGCGCACGCTAGGAGCCCGGATGGTTGGTTGGGTTAGAACACGGCATAATGCCAATCGTCGCCGCTAACTTCGGCCGTCAGAACGGGAGACGACCGGTAGACGCCATTGCGGAAGCGGAGCACCATGAAAAGGTCCTTGCCGATCCAGCCTTCCACTTCGCCACCGGAGGGGCCCAGGCTCCCGACGAGCTGCCCTACGGTCGGTCGTCGCAACACGGGGTCCGTGGAACTGATTTCCACGAGACCGGCACCGGACAGCACAACCTTCATTTCGTAGACGTGTTGGCCGGTTTCCACCAGGATGCGCGTGCCCGTCTTGAGCCGCCGCACGTCGATGCCAGGTTCCGCTCGCAGTTTCTCTGCCAAAGTCGTCATCCCGCCTCTCCCTCTGCCACATCAACGATTCCGCCGTCCGTTAGAGTAGCCCTCGCAATGTCGCGCTCGATTTCCGCGTCGCTGACGTACCCCGCACACCAAGCCGCGATCCGCGGGGCCAGTCCCGTGATGCCGTGCCCCAGCATCTTGGCGACCATGCGATTGATTTCCTCTTTACTCTTGCGGTAGCCGAACTTCCGGCGATACTTGGGGCTGAGGTGCCGCAGGGACGCCTGGGTTCCGTGCGCCCGTTTGGCCTCCACAATCTTCCGCGCCGCCTCGATCTGCTCGGCCGGCGTCTTCAGGTCAGCCAGGACCGGAACATGGCAAGCCGCCAGCAGGCCCGTGGCGGCAAGCTGCTGCACCTCCTCCGGCAAAGCCAGCAGTCGCAAGCGGTCATGGACCCATCGAGTCGGCCGCCTGATCTCCTTGGCAGCGATCCGCAGGGGCACGCCCTTCGGGTAAAGCCGGCCGAGGGCCAGGGCCTCCTCCAGCATGTTCAGGTCTTTGCGCTCCAGGTTCTCGACGAAATTGAGCATCCGGGCGTCGCGGTCGCTCAGCCCTCTGCGAATCATGGCGGGGATGCGAGGCCATTTCAGGAAGGTCTCGACCGCCTTGAATCGACGGTGGCCGGCGACCAGGCGATAGTCGAAACCCGCAGGCTTCTCGCCTGCAATGTCGGCCACCGGCTGGACCACAACCGGAAAGTCCAGCCCTTTCAACTCGTCGCCGCCGCCACGCTGCCGGATGCTTTCCGCCAGGTCCGACACCGATTCCAGCGTGAACGGGCCCCGACAATTGAAGCTGGCGTCGTAGTAGATGCCGGCCATTGGCACGGGGTACGTGTCGTATTGCTCCAGCCGCGCGTCATGGTTCATTGCAGGAAAGCAAGGTAGGGAACGGCCTTGTCGCCGAGCCACTCCCAGACCGAAGCCTGGCCGTTGTCGCTGATGACGACGTAGGTGTCGTGTTGCCGAGCCCACGAGCCGCTGTTGAAGTGGTAGTCGCCGATGCGGCCGGGCTCATGCGTGTGGCCGTAGACCACCACGTCGCACTGCTTCTCCTGGCGGTACTTCTCGACGCCGGCCACCATCTCGGCTTGGCGGCCATGCTGGAAGGTCAGCGTCCGCCAGAGGGTGAGAGCGCGTTCCAGCGTGCCGACAAACTCGTCCTCAACAGCATGGCCCCTGCGGGTCATTGGCCCCTTGTTCCGGTCTTCCAACATGCCGGAGATGATGGCCGTGATCTCGCCCGTGCCCGGGTTCAGGTCGCAGCAGTAGGGGTCTGCCTCATGGCCGTGGAGAAAGGCGAACTTTCGGCCGCCGATGGTCTCCTCGAACGGACGGCGCGACCGCCGGAACATCGGATGGTCGATCATCAGCGGCGTGCCAATCAGGGGCTCCAGGGCGTTGTCGTGGTTGCCGACGATCCATTCCGCCCCGAGCGCATCGAGGCGATCCAAGAGCGGCCTGTAGGCGTTGAGGGTAGCACCCAGGTTGGCCTGCCACCAATCGAACAAATCCCCGATGACCAGCAGCCGGCCGTGGGACTCTTCCACGAAGTCCAGGAAGCGGTAAAACCGCTCTTCGCGGCCGTTGTAGGCGAAATTGTCCCGGTAGCCACGCTCGCAAGCGTGCAGGTCGCTTACGCAGAAGGTAGGCACGGGGTCTTCTCCAAGGGTGTTGTGGGGAGTAGCGCTACCGGCACTTGGCCCGCAATTCGGCAATCACTTCATCGAGCCGCCGGTACTCGCCGCGTTCTATGGCAGCGATAGACCGGCGCTCCATTTCGGCGTCATACTTCACCACCACGTCGTCCACGGCATAGCAGCGGCCGAGCCACTGTCGCCAGACGCAGAAATGAAGCTCATGCCCGGCATCCCAGTAGCGGGTGCGATAGCTGAGCGGAAGAAGCTGCTTGAGCAGGTACAGGATGCGCTGCACGGATTTCAGGAGGCACCGCATGGCGAGTCGATCTCCAGCTTGTTGAAGGCGATGGTCCGCATGTCGGCCAGGTGCCGCTCGACGGCCTCCAACTGCCCGATGCTCTGCTTGCTCTGCGTCGGCCGCAACCCGCAGTTCCAGAGCATGTCCATGAGTTCCTGGGCCTCCGGGCCGAGAAGCCGAAAGGTCGGCTGCATCAAGGCACCTTCAGGGACCTCAGAGAACAGCAGCGAAGTGGCGACCCGGTTGGGCTTGCCGCTGACCCGATGAACTAGCATGAACTCCACCTTGTCGCTCCACGGGTCTTGCCGCGCGATCGCGCGCAGGAAGTCGTAATACTCCGGCAACTCACGCATCACCGTCTCCGATGCAGTAGTAGTCCACGAGCAGGTCCATGACCTGATACAGGGAAAGGCCGTGGGCGTAGATCAACGTGTCGCCGTAACGCAAGAGCAATCCGTACCGGACGACCTCGCCACTTTGCAGCCGCACGTCCCAAAAGCGCCGGTCGCTGTTGACGACCCGTTCCTGCGCGTCACATAATCCACCCAAGAAGATCGCTCTCATGCGCGTCTCACCAAGGACGGTACGGGTAAGGATACGGGCGGGGATACGGCCAGTAGCCGTGGGGCCACTCGCCCCACGTTTCCAAGACGTGAAGATGATCCGAACCGTTCCGATAGTAGCTGTCCCGATAGCCCCACTGATGATAGGTGTCGCTGTCCGGGACATAAGCCGGCTCCGGCTGGGCGTACTGGTAGACGCGCCGCCCGCTGGCATCGTGGGTGTAGTAACTCGGCCGGAACATCCAGTCGCTACCGTAGGCCGGCACGCAAACCAGCATCAGAAACAACACCGCGAACATCTTCATGGCGTGCCATCCAGGAGATCCGTGAGCCGATCAATCAGGCCGTTTGGATCAAAGTGCAGCTCGTCGCCCGTATTGAGCGTGATGGTTCCGGGTGGAAACGTCACCCGGCAGGTCCCATCCGCGCTTCGCTCGATCGTCTTCTTCGTGACTTCGATCTGGCGGATACACTCTCCATCCCGCCAGTGTTCGACGGTGAAACGTCCGATTCGTTTGGGCATGTTCGGCCTCCCGCAGCGGTCGGCACGGTGCCGGCCAGCCTAGAGTTCCGGTTTGGTGCCAGTCCGGCGTGCGACCGCCAACCCCTGGGCGACGGCACGCTTCCTGGCGGTTTCCATGCTGGCTCTGTTGCCGGGCGTGTAGGCGTATTTCGCGCCATGCGTGCCCCACTGGTAGGCAGGCTTCCCGTTCTTCGTCGTGCGGTGTACCGGCATGGCGGCTCAGATAAAGAGGTGAATGAGGTAGCCGACCGCCAGCGCCGCAAACCCGTGGCCGAAGATCGCCAAGTAGCCGATCTTCTCTTTCGCAGTCGGCAAGAAGTAATTGAGCACCAGCGCCACACCGAGGGCCTGGGCGATCGACAGGTTGGGCAAGTTGAACACCGGGACGATCAGCCAGGCCCAAAGGACCGACAGGCAGAAGCCGCGGACCAACAGGGCCACCAGGAATATCACGATCCCGCCGGTCAACAGGGCCAGGATCGCCAGAACGAGGTTGCGGGGATGCGTTCTCATAGGTCTCTCGGGTTAGGTGCGGAGCGGACCGACATCTCGGCCGCCGTCGATCAGGTAACGTCGCGGGCCTTGCTTTTCCCGCTCATGGCGCAACTTGACGTTCATCCGCCAAGTGATGCCGTGCTTGGGGTTGACGCCGTGAATCCACTGGGCGGGCTCACGGTAGCCGGACAACGAGTTGTAGGCGAAGGCGTCGGTGCCGACCCACGAGCCGTTGACCAGCAGTTCACCGTCCACGTCGGACAGGACGCTGGCCGCATGGTGGTGGCCGACGCAGAAGTAGCGACAGCGCTGCGCGCCGGCCGCGGCCCCCAGGGCGATCAAGCCCTTCTGCCGGCGGACCATGCCGTACCAAGGAATGCCGCCATTGGAGCGCACGTCGTCGCCGTGACTGACGTTGAAGCCAACACCGTTGATGTTGACGTTGGCGCTCCACGCATCGGGGATGGTGAAGTGGACGTTGCCCAGCTCGCGGCAGTGCAGCCGGGCGACCTCGGCCACCAGGTAATCCCAGTTGTCATTCGCGCCGAGGTAATCCTTCTTCGGCGTCCGCCGGCCGTGGTTGCCCGCCAGGTACAGGACGTGGACCTGCTCGAAATGGGCGGCCAGGTCACGGTACATCAGGGCGTGCAGTTGCCCGATGGCCAGGCAATTCTTGAACTGGTTGCGGTAGTAGGACCGCTCGCAGGCTTTGTGGATTTCGCCGCTGGTGTAGTCGCCGTAGGCCAGCACCCACAGCACGGGGAAATGGAACTTCGGTGCCAGGGTGTCCTGGGTCCACTCGACCACGCTGTCCACGTAGCGCTCCGCGCGGGCGCACGAGACCGGGAAGCTGTAGTCTTCCAGGCCGCCGACTTCCTCGGGCCGCACGACCTGATCGTGGTGGCCGTCGCTCAGGTGCATCACACAATGCTCGACGATCTCGGCCTTGCGGCGGAAGTCCAGGGCCGGCGGAAGAGCCACAAACGGCTTCACCCGCTGATCCATTTCCGCCACGACAGCCTTGAACAGCCCGGCGCTCTTGGCGCTGGCCTTGACCTTGGCCCGCTCACGGTTTCGCTCTTCCGTGAGGTGGACGACCTCCGCTTCCAGTTCGAGCACCTTCTTGTCGGTCGGGTCGTAATCCGGGATGCTCTTGTGCTGACCGCCAGCCGGCCTCGGCTGCGGTGGCTCACCGCCCGGCCACGGCACGTCCTTATGCACGCGGCCCGTGGCGATGTCCGAGACGAGGGAGCGACTGACGCCGAACTTCCTGGCAATCTCGGGCTGCTTCGCGCCATCGGCGATGGCCGCCTTGATCTTCTCAACCTTCTTTCGGGACAAACGCATGGTTACTCCGTCTCGCCTCGCCGCTAAAGGTGCTCAAGAGGAAGATGCCGGGCGGCCAGGCTGCCAGCCGCCCGGCGCTGAACAATCGCCGCAGATGCCGGCTACTTTGCCACGCCGGTGAAGAGCCCCTCGACCCAGGTGCGCACGGCGCTGAAATCGAAGCCGTGCTGGCACGGTTGCAACAGGTCGGGCTCGCCGCCGCTGCCGGCGACCGAGGCGGCGTCCTCCACGGGGATCGCTTCGATCTCTTTGAGCGTGGGCATTTCCACACTGGGGTCGATGGCCCACTCGATCTTGCTGGCCTTCGCCCAGGCATGGATGCGCCGCACCGGGACGATGAAGTTGAAGCCTTGCAGTTTCATCACGCCCTGCGTGAGCATCCCGATGTAGACGCCATCGGCCTTGAGATACATGCCGCCGCCGGAACTGCCGGGAAACGCCACCGCCGTCACCTGGTCAAAGACCTTGACGTTGGCACCCTTCATCGGAAGCGTGCGGCCGGTCTGGCTCAGCACGCCGGTCGTGTAGCTGTTGGCTCCGAACTGCCCGAGCAAGCTGCCGCAATGCGCCAGTTCGATCCCGATGGCCGGGATGTAGTCGGCTTCCAGATGGAACCTCGTGGAGACCGTCAGCGGGTAGGCGTTCTTGCAGCGGACCATCAAGAGGGCCAAATCCTCGCCGTAATCGGCATCCGACACCTTGACAACCTTGGCGTCGAACTTCACTTCGCCCACCCGCCGCCCGCCTTGCTGCCGTTCCTGGACGATCTCGGCGTCCTTGTACTCGATCAACGTCTTCTTGGCACCGCTGGCTGTCACGACCGTGCGCGTCGTGCGGAGATTGTCAACGACGTGGGCCGCCGTCCACACGAAGGTCAGGGTGTCGTCCCCGACCTTCCGGGTCACGAGGTTGCCGGAGCCCTGCGCTTCGCCGGACTTGATTGTCACGCTGATCTGCTGCAAATCGTCGGGAACGCCCGCCAGGGCCGTGCCGCCAGCCAATGCGGCCACGAGAACCAACACCATCGCCAGGAACTTCATTGCTGCAACTCCGAAGGGGTGAAAGAAGAGAAATCGCACAACGGGCACTCAGATGTCGAGCAAGGTGTCCTCCGTGTCAGCGTCGTCCATGATCTCAACCGCGATCTGGCTCTCGAATTCTGGTTTCAAGCGCACGACGAGTCGTTCATGCAGCCGCGCGGCGAATGAATCACGGCCGCCGCGCCACCAGTTCACCAACACCACCACCGTTACGGCCAAGCCGGCCTTGTTGGGCGCAGTGCCGATGAAATCCACGTCCCAGAGCGCACCGTCACGAGCGACGGCCTCGCGGACCGCGGCACAAAGGCATTTGCCCCAGCTACGACCATAATCGCGCGTGTCCCAGCGACCGGCGTACACCGAGATGCGGTATTGAATGCAATTCACGACACGGCCTCCACGATTTGGAGAGTTCCGTCCACTCCGTCGCAACTGGTTTCCCACTGGACGCCGGCCATCAACTCGCCCATCGTCATCAGCTCCAACTTCCGGTTCTCACGAATTACGTCCAGGACGCGCTCGTCGCTGGGAAGATGGATCAAGTCAACGATCAGGCAGCCCTTGTTTAGGTCCATGCCGATCCGGTGGATGCGGTCTTCCGACTGGATGCGGTATTCCGGCTTCCACGAATTGGACCAGTAGACCGCCGTGCGGGCCTCCACGAGCGTCAGGCTCATGCCGCCCGACTCCGGGTTGGCGACGAAGGCCACTCGCGGTACGTCCATGTTCGCCCAGTAATCAAGCGGCTCCTCCTTGACCTCGGCCCCGTCGTGCGTGCGCACCTGGAACGCGCCTTGGTCGCAGCGCACAACGTTCCATTTCTCCTTGAGGCAGAGGCTTACCACGCGATCCACGGAGCCCGTGAAGCCGGCAAACACGACCAGGCGGCCGGTCTCCTCGTTCTCGTCCAAGAGCATCCGCAGGGCGGTCTCCTTGGGGCAGGGAATCTCGCGGGCCACGCGGACCAGCTTGGGAACTTGCTGCGTGCCGCCGCAGGCCGGACACCTCGCCGTCTGCTCGACCAGCCGCGCAACGACCTCGGGCGGCAACATGCCGATGTCACGGTAGACCCGCCCCGTGTCCTCCAGGTCCGTCCATTCGCTCACGCGGCCGTCCGTGCAATGACGGCACCCGGTCATGCCGTCTTCCACCTCGCGGTACTGGAAGCCGTCGCTCAACTCGCGGAGCAGCGTCATGCCGCTGACAGCAGTCGGGGCCGCCGCGACGATAGCTTCGGCCGCACGGAGCAGGCTGGCGGTCGGCTTGCAGATGATCTTGCGATAGCGCTTGTCCGGCAGGTTCAAGCAGTCCTTCTTGTGCTTGATCGTCACCAGGCCCTTGAGCCGCTTGTTCAGATAGGCAACCTCGTTCTTGCTCGGCACGAACTCGTGGAAGTCCGCCGCGTCCGTGTCACCGTCCAACTCGTGCGGGCCGGCCTCGCGGAATTCGCCGCAGACCGCACACTTCCGTTCGTCGTCCTTCCAACCGATCCGCTTCTTGAAGCTGCCCTCGTCGAACTGCTGGAGCACCATGAAGGCCATCCGCTCTTCCATCGCCTTCATGCTTCCTTCACGCAGGAACCCCGGCCACGCGATCTCGCACTGGCTCCACCAATCGACCGGGCTCTTCGGCGACGGGGTGCCGGACATCTCGATGACGTAGCCGCGTTCCAGGCCGAATTGCTCGCGGATCAAGTCCGCAAGGCGCTGGCAGGCTTGCGAGCGCTGCGAACCGGAGTTCTTGCAGCGGCTCGATTCGTCACAAATGAGTCCCTGGGGAATCGGCTGACCAGGCTTCCACTGGTCCGCCCACGTTTTGAGGCCCTCGTAGGTGAAGAACTCGACGTTGAACTTCTCGAACGGGAAGGACCACTTGCGAAACTCCCGCTTGATGTTCGGCAGGGAAGTCTTGGGCCCGACCCAGAACCACCAGTCCACGCCTGCCCGCTCAATCACCTCTTGGGCCGCGAGGGTCTTCCCCGTGCCCATTTCGGCCGCGAAGATGTGGTAGTGGTAGGTCAAGCCGCCATCGGCCAAGTCCTTCTGATGCTCCTTCAACGGCCGGCCGTACTCGTGACGCACGAGCGGCCGGTCGAACCAGGCATACGCCTTCTCCCCCATGAGGAAGGAAAGCTGGAAGCGGTTGCGTTGGCAGTCCTCCACCGACCAAATCTTCCGCGGGTTCTCCTCCTCGTACCCGTGCCAACGCGCGCCGCGCATCGCCCTGATCTCATCCTTGAGGCTGTAAGGGCTCTTGAGGAACCAGATGCGGCCGTCCCTGTACTCCAGGGTCGCGGAGAGGAGGATCGGGGTGCCGGCGCTAGTCGTCGTGCGCAGCTTAGTCTGAACGACCGGCATCAAAGGGCCCCCTCTTCAATCAGGGCGGCAACCTGACGCAACGTGGCGGCCTCCTGGACCGCTGCCTTGGCAGCCGGAACCTGCCTGGGCACGGACGCCAGGCGGCCGGCCTCGCCAAAGGTGGCCGCGGCCCGCCGCCGCAAGGCGGTCACCAGCCGCTTTCGCTCGTTTACACGCACTTCGTTCTCGCTCATGGCGGTTCAGACCGGGGAAATGTCGGCCCCACACTTTCCATATCAACGAATTCCGGCAGGGCCATAGTGATTTCAGACGCGCGCCGGCAATTTTGTGTTGTGTGACGGGCTGACGCTTTCCACATCAACGAATCCCGGCAACGTCAGAGTGATTCCAGACGAGCGGCGGCGATCTCGCAGTTGTGCTCGGTCAACTCGACGCCGATGCACGGGCGGCCCAGCGCCTTGGCGGCCAGCAACGTCGTGCCGCTGCCGGCGAACGGGTCCAAGACAATCCCGCCGGTCGGTGTGGACGCAAGCGTCAGGAGGTATTCCATCAGCTTGAGGGGTTTGACGGTGGGGTGATCGTTCTTCGGCCCCTGGGCCGGATTGCGTTCCTTCCGACCGGCCTTCGCCACGTAGAAGAACCGACTGGCCCCGCCGGAGTCGCCGTAGGTGCCGGCCGCCGTAGCGGTAGGCGGGAAGCCGTGGTGATAGCCGCCGTCCTTGCCCTCCGAGCGCTGCTGCCCGGCCTGCATCATCCCGCTCTTCAAAGTGCCGGTCTGCTGGTCGAGCGCGGCCGCCGCTTCCTCGTCCAGGAGCAGGTTCGCCGGCCACCGCCCGGACTCCGAGCCGCCGACCGGCGACCGGTTGACCGAGACCCAGCCGCCGTCCGACTCGGACCGCGGGTTTCGCGTGCGGACCGTGCTGTCGGTGCCGATCCTGCTGCCGTTGACGTTCAGACCCGCGACACCCCACGTCTCGGCGTTGTGGGCCAGCGTCCCGTCCAGTGGCTTCATCGCCAGCGTGATGGGCTCCCAGGCCGGCTTGAGCGAGTTGGCCCAGCCGGTCCACAGTTTCGCCAGATCGGTGGCCGGGGCCGTGATCGCGCACTCGGCCGCCGGATTGTGCAGGTCGCCATAGACCTCGTTGGTGCGGCCGTTGTCGGCCAGCGAATAGCCGGGCTGACCCAGCTTCGTGCCGACGACCTTGCGGTTCGCCCCCTTCGCCTTGTCGATCAAGAGGCCAATGTCGGGGGCTTTGGGAAAGCCTTGACCATAGAGCCACATCAAGCAGTCCCGCACGTCCCAACCAGCGTCCTCGATCGCGGAGATCAGCCGGTGGAAAGTACGGGTCCCGCCGAACGCCAGCATCAGCGCGCCCGGCTTCGAGACCCGTCGAAACGCCTCCCAGAACTGGACGCCCGGGACGCCGTGGTCCCACTCGTGCCCCATGAAAGAGAGGCCGTAGGGAGGGTCAGTGCAGATGGTGTCGATGCTGTTGTCGGCAAACGACGCCAGCACTTCGCGGTTGTCGCCGCAGTAGAGCGTGATGCCGTCTTTCTGGTAGTAGGGAGTCATCGCGGCTTGTATTCCAGGAGCAAGGTGTGATCGGCCGCCTCCCGCGCGCGATAGTCGCCCCACACGTCGAGCCCCGCGCCTCGGAAAAGGCTGTAGATTCGGTTGAAGCCGGCACGGACGGGACTCTCGACGTTGCGCCCCGAGCCGGCGGCTACGGCGTCCCGCCACTGCGCCAACGTGCCGCTGATGACTGCCGCCATGACCGCGCGGACGAGCGTGTCCGCGGTAATGAACGACATGCCCGAGCAGTATTCGAGGATGTCGCGCATGTCCCGGTCGTCAGCGACCAGGAAGACGCTGAATGAGGCGTGCGACAGCAGGTGCGGGGCGAAGCCCGCCGCGGCCTTCTGGTTGCGAAACGCGGCCAAGCCGCTCAGGAACTTTTCGGTGTCCGACATCTGACGCGGCGACGCATCCACGGCGCGCAGCGGCGAATAGCCCAGCACTTGCCGGCACGCGGCGGGAAACGCGCGGAAGTTGAAGGCCGGCGTTGAAAGCAGGATGACTTCGGGTGTTGCCATCGTCGGGCAGAAAGGCGATTGAGAAGTGCCTGCCTACGGCGAGGACGCTCCCGCCGCAGGACAGGCCGGTAGAACCCGCCCATGATGCACGTCACCAAGAGTCCGGGAGCGGTGCAGCGGGTGTGTTTGATAACCCCGCGGGGGCCTTGCGGCAGGTCCGGCGGGGAGCAAATGAAACGGCGAGTGATGGACCTACCGGGCGCGGTCGTCCTCGGCGACGGGGGCGCGCTGGATGCCGTTGTCTTTGACCGCCAGGAAGGCCGTCATCTCCTTCACGATCCGCTCCATCTTGGGCAGATTCGTGAAGGGATCGCTGCACTTCACCACGACGGGAACGTGCCAGGAATACGTGCCCTTCTCCACCAGCCGGCTCTTCAGGGTCAGCGGCAGCGGGCCGTGCGGCTCCAGACCGCTCACGTCCTGGCCGGCCGCCGCCTTGGCGTCGATGTCGGCCTGGGTCAGCGGCAGGAAGGGGTAAATCTTCTTGGCCTCGCGGCGACTCGACTGGTTGCCGCAGAAGAATTCCAGGAAGCTGCCGGTCGAGCGCTCGAAGACGAGGAACGACGGGCCGTACATGCAGTGGCTTTCCTTCTCCAACGACGCCGCGGCGATCCGCTTGAACTCGTCGCTGTCCGGGTCGTAGTTGACGATGATGGCCTCGTTGTCGGTCATGTCGATGGCCTTCGGCCGGCGGGCCAACGGAACGATGTCGATGGTGTCGCCCAGGTCGTTCACTTCCTCGTCGCTGATCGGAATGCCATAGTTGCCCAGTCCGACCAGCTTGCGGTTGATCGCCTTGCCCTTGGTGAAGAGTTGCAGGCGGGCGAGGAAGTCGGCGCTCTTGGCGAGATCGGCGAAATGATCGTCGCTGCCGATCTGTGTGGAGGGGAGTTGCTCCGGGCCAATGGGGACCAGGTTCGTGTTGTGGGACATGGTGCTTGCCTCAAAACGGGTGAATGACAAAGGGCATACAACAGGCGGGACTAGGGTTCCTTGTCGGGCGGCTCCTTTCGTTTGCGATCTCGGTTCAACACGGCTTGGCGCTGGACCTCGACGCTCTCGCGGTCCAGGTGCAGCACCCAGGCGAGCGCTGCCCGCCAGGCGTCGGTCAGGGTCTTGCACCGCTCCGCCACCAGGACCAGAGCGGCGCGAGACGGTTTCTCGTACTCGGCGATCACTTCCTTCCACGGCCGGCCGTGCGCGACCGGCTTGAACTCCGCCGTGAAGAAGGCGTCCAGCTTCCCTTGCCTGACGCCCTCCTGGAACTGCTTCAGGAAGGCTTGGGCGGTGGCCCTGAATTCGGTGACGGGCATCGTGCGGGCGGCATCGTAGAACTGCGGCTGGAATTTGTACGGGATGCGGGCCAGCTCGTAGGCCGAGCCCAACAGTATCTCGCCACGGTCCACCGCAGGCTGGAAGTCCTTTCGCAGGTTCAGCAGCCCCAAGGTCTCGCTCACCCACCTGGGGCTTTTGTGCAGAACGCGGGCGCTCAGTTCTGCCAGCGTGACTTCCGGGCGCGCCTCCATGATCCTCTTGATCTGCCGGGCGAAATCGGTGGGGGTGGTTTCCGGCCGGAGGGCATTCGCCTGTATCTGGATCGCCAACAGGTCGTTGTCCGTCAACTCCTTCACCAGGGCCGGCACCGGGGACCGTCCTGTCTCGCGGCAGGCGGTGGCCCGATAAAGGCCGTCTGCCACGTCATACTTCCCGGGAAACCGGGCCGAGGGCCGCACCAGGATCGGATTGAGGAGGCCATGAGCCGACACCGAATCTCGCAGCTCCAAGTAGGCCACGGACCCGCGGGCCACCAATCGGAGCACCACGGGCGGGTCCACAAGCTGCTCGGTCGGAATCCACTTCAACTCGTCGTTCACACCCTAACCAATGTCCGAAAACCCGCGGTTTTCTCAGTCGTCTGAGAAATCTTCCGAATTTCGGCCATTGGTTAGGATGGCCACGCAACCAGTGCCGAATGACGCAGGCTGGATGCCGCGTGTAAACGCGCTAAGACGGAGACCGTGATGCCCACCGTCCGTGAAGCACTCGACAAGTTCCTCCGTGCCCGGCAGACGCCGGCCAACGCCGATCTGGTCGGCCGCTGGGGCGTCCAGATGGAGACCCAGGTGAACGTGGCGGTGGGCAACGGGGAGCCTGTGGCGGGCAAGCGGTCCACGTTCACGAACGGCACCGACACATGGCATTCGATCCGGGTGCCCAAGGATGCCGACTCCGAGCCGAACTGGGAAGATTACGAGCTTCGGTACTCCTTCACGGAGCACGCCGAGGGGATTGGCTGTACGGGCTGGGACTGGCAGGCCCGCTGCTCCCGCTGGGTTGCCTTCGACTTCGACGCCTTGACCGGCCACGCCAAGGGCGTTGGCATCGAGAAAGACGCACTGGAAGCAGTCAGGCAGGCGGCTACGCAGCTTCCCTATGTGGAGGTGCGCAAGAGCACCGGCGGGGGCGGCATCCACCTCTACGTCTATCTGGACAGCATCCCGTGCGAGAACCATACGGTCCACGCCGCCCTGGCCCGCTGCATCCTCGGCATGATGTCCAGCGAGTGCAACTTCGACTTCGCCTCAAAGATCGACTGTTGCGGCGGCGTCATGTGGATATGGCATCGCAAGATGACCGCCGAGAACGGCGGCCTGAGCGTGATGAAGCCGGCCGCCAAAATGCTCACGGCGGCCGACCTGCCGGCCAACTGGCGAGACCACATCGAGGTGGTCACGCGCAAAAGGAACAAGGTGCGGATCAACGAGGTGTCGGACGACGACCTCGACCCGTTCGAGGCCCTCGCTGCCGCGCAAAAGATCATCCCCCTGGACGCCAGCCACAAGGCCCAAATCGAAGCCCTGCAACGATCCAGTTGTACGACGCTCTGGAATCCCGACCACCACCTGCTGCAAACGCACACCTGCGCCCTGCAAGCGCTGATGGACGGGCCGGAGGCGAAGGAACTGGGGCTCGTCGGCGCGTTCAAGACCAGCTCCCAGGGCCGGAATCCCGGCAACCCAAACTGTTTCCTCTTTCCGCTGCCAAACGGTGCCTGGCGTGTGTTCCGTTTCTCCCCGGGCGTCTCGGAAGCCGAAACCTGGAGCCAGGACGGCCAAAGCTGGACAACCTGCTACTTCAACCGCCGGCCGGACCTGGCAATCGCCGCGAAGGCGCATGGCGGGATGGAAGACCCGGACAAGAAAGGCTACGTCTTCCAAAGTCCCGACGACGCCATGAAGGCCGCCAAGGTCTTGGGCCAGCCCGACACGGCCATCGACCCGATGTTCGAGGGCCGCAAGACATTGCTGAAACCGCACAAGGACGGCCGCTTGGTGGTGGAGATCGAGCGTGCCAAAGGGGACGCCGACCAGCCGGAGCCCAAAGGCTGGCTCGCCAAGAAGAGCAAGTGGGTCCGCGTCTTCGAGACCACCGTCCGGGAGCAAACGGACAACGCGGACGGCGAGACCGCGAAGTACGACAACCTCCTTCGCGCCGTCAAGACACCAGCCAAACAATTCGTCGGCTGGTCGCTCTTTGAGAAGAACGCGAAGGAATGGGTCTATCACCCCGGCGGCAACATCAAGATGCGATTGCAGAGCCTTGGCCATGCCAAGGATGAAGCCGAGTGCATCATGGGCACCGCGCTGGGGGAGAGTTGGAAACTCGTCAACCTGCCCTTCCGCGAAGAGTACCCAGGCGGCCGGCAATGGAACCGGGATGCTGCGCAATTCAAGCACCAGCCCGCCGTGCTGGGCCCCGACGAGAAGCCGCGCCATCCGTATTGGGACATGATCTTCGACCACATCGGGCTGGAATTGACGCCCGTGCTCCGGGCCCTCCCGTGGGCACAGAAGGCCGGCATCAAGACGGGAGCCGATTATCTGCGCGCCTGGGTCGCCTGCGCCTTCCGCGACCCCTTCGAGCCGACGCCGTACCTCTTTCTCTTTGGCAACGAGGACAACGGCAAGAGCATCTTCCACGAGGCGCTGATGACCTTGGTGACAAAAGGCGTCATCAAGGCCGACAAGGTGCTCAAGACGCGGGGCGATTTCAACGGAGAACTGGCGGGGGCCGTCATCTGCGCCATTGAAGAGACGGATATGTCCAGGGTGCCCGAGGCCCTGCCCCGCATCAAGGAATACGTCACGGCTCGCACGCTGGCCATCCGCGAGATGCGGATGAACACCTACCAAATTCCCAACACGACACACTGGGTCCAAACGGCCAACTTCCAGAGCCACTGTCCCGTCTTTCCTGGCGACACGCGAATCACCGTCATCGCGGTGTGTGACCTCCTGGAAGAACGGAAGATCGCCAAGCCGCTCCTGCTCGCCAAGCTGGACGAAGAAGCCCCGCACTTCCTGTATACGCTGATGACCCTGCAACTGCCGCCGATCATCGGTCGGCTGCGGCTGCCGGTGGTCGCCACGCCGAGCAAGTTCCGAACCCAGGAACAGAACAAGAGCCCCTTGCAGCATTTCCTCGACGACTTCTGCCTTGTCAAGAAGGACGCCCGCATTCGCTTCGGCGAGTTCTACGACGCCTTCCAGAAGACGCTCGACGCCAGCGAAAAGGGCGAATGGTCCCGTAAGCAGGTCAGCCGGAATCTCCCAAACCTTCACCAGGTTGTGAAGAGCAACGGCGAGCGATTCGTTCCCAACCTGGCCTTCAAGGCACCGGAGACGGGCCAATGTTGATCCGTGTTTACGCGCACACCCGTCACGTCACCCGATCCATCCTCCGCGGGCGGCTCGTCGCGGAGGTGGAAGTGGACCAGGAGCCCGAAGACCCCCAAGACTTCGCCGATCGGTACGGCGGCGACACCATCGAGATTTCACCTGAAGAGGCACAACCATGAGCAGGTACGGCATGACGGACAGTGGCAAGCGACAATCCTTCGGCAAGGGCATGGCGATCCGCGACACTGCGGACGACAAGCCGCGGCCCGACTTGATCTCCCCCTTCGCCGAAGAGCGGCAGGGGCACTGGCTCCGCATGGGGGCCGCCAAGTACGCCGAACGCAACTGGGAGCGCGGGATGCCGTTTTCGCGCTGCGTGGCCTCGCTCAAGCGGCACGTCATGTGTTACCAGCAGGGCAAACGAGACGAGGACCACCTGGCCGCCATCATGTTCAACGCGATGGCCCTGATCCACTACGAGGAGATGATCGAGCGCGGAGTGCTGCCGGCCAGCTTGAACGACATGCCGGTCTATTGCAAGGTCGAGGTCAGGAAGCAGACCCGGAGGACCCGCAGGAGCCGGCAATCACGGCAGCAGAAGGCAGGGCGTCCGAAGTCCCGCCGCAAGTGACCTTCCCCGGGCCTCCGGCCCCGCGCAGTCGCAGGGCCGGAGGCAAACTGACCGAGCACGCCATGCAAACCTATCCTGGCCTTCTACACCTCAACGGCAACTTGCTCGTCTCCGTAGACCTGGAAACGACCGGCCGCCAGCCCGGCTACCACGAGATCATTCAGATTGCCTGCGTGCCGTTGGGGCCCGATCTCAAGCCGGCACTCAGCCTACGGCCCTTCTACACCGAGATCAGGCCGGACTTCCCGGAGCGGGCCGAAAAGCAGGCCATGTGCAAGCACGGCGTCCCGATGGAGCAACTGCTCCTCCACGCCCCGAGCCAAGACAAGGTGCGCGACCTGTTCGTCGAATGGTTCGAGTGCCTGGACCTGCCCTTCAAAAAGAGCCTCGTGCCGATGGCCCACAATTGGGCCTTCGAGGCGTCGTTCCTAAAGGCTTGGCTGGGCGTTGAACTCTTCGAGAACCTCTGGTACAGCCACGCCCGCGACGGAATGCTGCTGGCCATTGCCATCAACGACAAGGCGGCCATGCGGGGAGAGGCGATTCCTTTCAATCGAGTCGGCCTGGGCTCGCTCTGCAACAAGTTCCACGTCGTCAACGTCAACGCCCATGACGCGCTGGCCGACGCCCTGGCTGAGGCGGAAGTGTATCGGGCACTCTTGCAAATGTATTGAGGTGCGCTATGGGCTCGGTTCTGACGCTCGACAACTGGAACCAGATCATCCGGCAGATCAACAACCTTGCGCAGAACCCACCGGCCGGCTGCAACGGCGTGGCGACCCTCCAGCCCGTGACCGCCCCGCACCGCTGGTCGAAGACCGACATCCAGCAAGTCCAGCAGGCGCTTCAGGGCATTTGCCCTTCGGACACGTTCGCCAGCCCAATCCCGGACCTGTGGAAGCAGAAGACCATCGACGACATCAATGCGGCCATTGCCAACGGCTGGTGCAACTGCCAGCAACAGACGCAGGTGGCCTACAAGGTCATCAAGATTCACGGCTGCGAGAATTACCCGCAGTGCGGCGATCCCAGCCTCTTTCCACCGGACCCGCCATCCTACGCGACGCTAGTGCAGACGATGAACCTGGGCAGCCAGGCCCTCAACGCCAGCAACCTCTACTACCAGGCCCATGATGCCTACTGTGCTGCCTCAGCCGCGCTGCTGGCCGCCCAAAATGCCATGCCGCCTAATCCCACCCTCATCACCTCGCTGCAATCGACCGTCAACACACTAAAGACGAAGATGACCACGCAGGCGCAGTTGGCTGACAACTACGCCAACCAGTCGAACGCAATATGGCTTGCCTACCCGGTTTGGCCAGCCGTCCTGGGCATGGGCGTCAATATGTGGTTCATGGTAATGAACATCACGCCACAACCCTGGATCAACCAGCCTTGCGGTTCGCAAATCGGCCCCCTTAGCAATAGCTGGACGCTCTCCTTCCAGTGGAACGGCGCGGGCCTCTACACGAACTGCTGCTACGGACTCTTCACGCCGAACGGCATCCCGTACATGAACATCATGGGTTCGATTACACCTGTTGCCCCGACGGCTGCCGTCTTCTGCTGCGGCGGCTGCCTGAGCGGCGGCAGCCAAATGTGCTGGGACGCCATCAATACCACCAAGTACGACGGCTTCACCACCTGGCAGACCGTTAAGCGCTACTACGCGAACTAGGAGGCGAACCATGCGGCCAGTCATCGAACCGGACGGGACCATCCGCTACAGCGAGCCGGCAACCAAGGTGCCTGCTGGTTGGACGCCGAGCCCGGACAACCCGCAAGTCTACTTGCCGCCGTGGCAGCACTGCGCCCACCGGCTGCTGGGCTTCGACAACAGCACGATGGAGCTTACTCCGACGTGTCTGCTCGTCGGGGAGCCCGTCGCCATTTCTGCCTGCGTCGGCTGTGCCAATCGCAAGGACCCTGGGCCGGACCACTACCGGAACCTGGACCCCAACAACATCGTGCAGGTGGAATACCCGCGTCCAGGGCTTGGCCCCGCGTGGCAGTATGAGGTCGTCGCAGAGCTAGGGAAACCAGAACAAATCACCAAGCGGCAAGGCACCGTCACGCCACGACTCATACCGCCGCCGCCAGCAACCTTGCAGCCCGTCCCGCCGGCACCCGAGTCGCAGCTTTCGGAGCTTGGGCTCACCCTGCCACCGGCCCAGCCAACCGATCGGCGCGTTCACTTCGAGCCGGACGGCAGCATCGTCTACGACAAGCGGGAAGGCGAATGGGAGCCGCCGCGGAACATCGACGGTTACGCACGCGACCCCGACAACCCACTGCGGTTCACCCCGCTCTGGCCGGAGTGCCATTTGCGCTACCAGATGGCGGTCCGGTATCCCAACTGCGGCTGCATCAACGTCATCATGCGATGCAACAACCCGGCGGCCCCGGAGTTCGCCGAACGGCTGGCCTACACGACCTGCGAGAAGTGTCCCCACCGGAGCGCCACATGAGCACGCCAAAGCTGCTCTGCGATACCTGCCCCGAGGGCCAAGGCACCCTCATTCCGATGCCGACGACAGCCGGGCCGTCCGTCGCTCCTCCCGTGGCTTACATCGTCTACACGGGTGGCCCATACAGCTATCTCTACCGCATGGTCGAGGCCGCCATTCCGCCGGACGCGGACCTCAAGCACGGCCGCCCTAAGTTCGCGGACGATGGCTCGTTTGAGTACCCGCCCGGTGACGCCGAGGTGGAAGATCTCCAGGGCTACCGGCGGAATGCCGAGAATCCGCGAAGGTTCCATCCCGCGTGGCCAGACTGCCTCTGTCGGCAGCTAAGCGTCTCGGTCAGCAACCGAATGCTCGTCATTGCCGGCAAATGCTTTCAGCCGACGGCCGGACGGCTCAATCGCACCACGACCTTGGACGAGTGCCAGAAATGCCCATACCGGTACGCTTCGCGGCCAATCGCCCCTCCGGGAGCGGCCGAGACAGCCATCAAGGCTACTGGCAAGACGGACGAGCCGGTGTCCCCGCCTTGTTCTGCCCAAGAGCGAACAGCTTGAAAACCTTGCACTCGGCACCAGCTTGCTGCCAACCTCCTTGGCCGGCGGCGGGCCGCCGGGCTGTGACGCGATGCGACGCCTCGGCGCGTCGAACATCACGATAAGCAACAACTCGTCGAGAGCCCGCGGGGCACGCCGACCCAAAGGCACTTTGGCGACACTCCACCGCGAGATCGACCAGCCAGGGACCGCACTATGTTCTGCCAAAGAGCTACGGTGGCGTATGGGGCACCGATGGCAATGCTGTTCTGAACTACTGCGGACGCCCCCAACGCTCGTGCTAACCCATTGGCAGACAATACTTTGCGAATCACCCAGTACACTTCCAGGTTGGAACCGCCAGCACTCTCGATTCCCGCGGCTTGACCCGTAAGTGGGACCGGCTAAAATTGCGGCGTTTATGCCCCGGAGTAGGTTGGCACATGATGCGGGCTCCTGGAAGGATTTGGGACGCTGCGGCCTTGGAACTACGGAGCCTGGAGGTTTGCCCCGCCAGCAGTTTGACCGCCCTTGAACTGGCTGTTGGCGGTGTTCGGAGCGCGCGATTATCGCCACTTGTGGCAAGACTTGCCGCCGGGAGGAGTTGCTCCACGGGGGTACTTGTCCGCATGGGGTAAAGTAAAATGGTATCCGTGCTGTCTGAACTCCCCGGCGCGCGCCAGAGATTGAACGGCTATCGCACTTGTCGCGTAAGCCTCATCCCTGTCGGCACGCTTCAAACTCTGGAGGTGCGTCATGGCTCGGCGACGTTCTATTCTCGCGGTGATTCTTGCGGGCGCGTCGTTCTGCGTCGTGCTCCCCGGTTGCCAACGACTGGACATCGAGCCGCCTGAGCCGGAAATATCCGACTCGAAAGGATTCGACGTTTCAGGCAAGTCACCGTCAACCTTTTCGCTCCCTGTCCAACTATCAATCAGCGAGGCTCAACAAATCTGCAATCAGAAGGCACCGGCTCATTTTCAGCAGACGATAACTCAGGGGGTTCAGGTCACTGGATTCGACCATGAACATGTGGACCTTTCTGTGGATCGCAAGCCAATCACACTAGCGGCGGCTGCTGGCAATCGCGTTTCCTTTTCGATTCCGTTTTCTGGCGGCGCGAGTTGGCATGGGCAAACCCATGTTGGGCCCATTCATGGACCTTGGGTTCAAGAGGACGTTAATTTCTCCGGGAATATGCATGGAACTATTGGGTTCAGAATCAACCCAGACTGGTCCATTACCCCGGATGCGCACGTTGAGGTAACAATAGATCAAGCTAAACTGGGCTTTCTTCACATCCTTAGTTTCGACGTGCGAGGGAAAGTTCAGGACATCGTTAATCACTCTGCGGTTGGACCGGCAAACCAAGCATTACATGCTGTTCTTGAGAAACTTCCAATCCGGTCGCAGGCTGAGAGCGCATGGAAGCAAATGCACCTTTCGAGGCGGCTGCTTGAATCGCCCAGTATTTGGCTGAATGTGCAACCGAAAGAGGTGCGCGTGAGCCCGGTGACCGTAGAAGGTGGTCTAGTCAAGGTGGCAGTCGGAGTCGCTGCGGCTACCACAGTCTACGTTGACAAATCGGCTCCGTCTGTTCCTCCGACTGCCCTCCCCGGACTCGTTATTGATCCAAATCTCTCTAACAGGTTCCTCATTACTTTGCCCGTTGTGGCTTCGCTCGACGAACTTCTCGTCAAAGCCAGAGAGGCGGTCAACGGAAAAGAGTTCACGGCGGAAGGGGTCAGTATAAGAGTGTCGAATGCCGCGGCGGAAGCTAGGGGTGCTTGGATTGTCCTGAGTTTCGACTTTTCTGCGTCGCATGGACGAGTTCGGGCGAAGGGGAGGTTATTTGCTGTCGGGAGGCTACAGTACGATACCAAGTCCGAAACCGTCAGCGTTTCGGAGCTTGACTACGACATCGGAACTAAGAACGTTCTGCTGAAAGTAGCGAACTGGGTGCTCAAACCCCGCGTCTTGGAATCGGCCTCGAAGGACGCAAAGTTAAAGGCTCCACCGTTGCTCGCTCAGGCGAAAGACAAGGCTAATCAGTATTTCGCCGCGCTAAAAGCCCCAGCCGGAATAAAGCCAACGCTACAGGTGGACAAGCTCATTTTGGAAGACGTTCGTCTGAGCAGTGGCGAAATGTTCCTTCTGCTGAGGGCCGAGGGCACAAGCCTGCTTAAGCTTTGAAGACACACCGCGATAGATGTCTCACTCGAACGGGAAGGGGGACACTCCTATTGCTCGGCATCGTCCTTGGCCACGAGCCCAAAGTATTAGCATGTAGGCAGGGCCGGCGTTGGTTCCTAATCCAGAAGGGCCAGTTCGACCCATGATCGGCAATTCACCCAGGAACGTGAATCATCGTAACCCTCCAGAATGTTGAGCGGAGAGTAGAGTATGGCCAGCCAATCCGAAGGGTCAAACCGCGCTGGCAAGGAGCCGGCGCGTGTTACAGACTTACTTGACAAGTACGGCAGCTATCGCCGGGCCGCGCAGAAGAGCGCAATCCTTGTGTTGGTCGTCAGCATTACGCTCGCTGCACTGAGCCGCAGCCCGACGTGGACACTGGACCCCCCGGGGCTCGGCCCGGTGAAGGTCGCATCACCCCCTGTGGGCACTGCGAGCCAACTCATGCCCGTCTACGGCCCGTTAGTTGTCTGGCTTGTCTGTGTCCACTTCTACTGCGTTCTTTCGGCTGCACTTGGGTTGCGAAAGGCCATTCGGCGGGACCGGGGTGAGACGGAATCCAATCGGGGCGAGGACGCGATTCAAGAACTACTTAGCCCACCGTTGCTGGCGCTCTCAGCGAGGCAGAATAGCTGCCTGTCGCGCCTGACCGCATACTTAGCCGTTTGCATTTGGTGCATCACGCCGTTGATCTGTTACATCTTCCTGTTTTCCGACTTTTGCTTGCTTCGGTTTGACGGCAAGGTGATTACTCGGGGCTACGAGTTGTTCTACACGTTCCGGGGCTGGACGGGCATTTGGCCGACCCAGCACCACGGAGTTTCTGGAGGCATACCTCCCGTTTTCCCTATTTGGCAGCCCTGGTTTTACGCTGCATTTCTTCTCCATACACTTTTCCTCACGTTGGATGCCATCCGTCGCATCCTCACCGCGACTTGACTGAGTGGATGAAGACCATCTGAATGTTGCAGGGTCAGGCGGCAAGACGCTCGTGGCCGGCTGGCCCGGCCCCTGGATGCCCTCGACCCGATTGGCGGGTCAGCGTTACGGAATCGCGGAACCGGGCAGTCGGGGTCAGGCCCCAGGGCTGCCACGCGCTCCTGGCGAATGGCCTCGGCCCTCGCCCACGACTACTGGTAAAACTGGTGAGACGACATCCCCGCCTTGTCCGCCTGGGAAGTCAACAGCTTGAAGACCTTGCACTCGGCGAAATCCACCAGCTTGCTGCGGACGACGTGGACGCCGAACTGCCGCAGTTCCTTGCGGACCTCTCTGGTCAGCGTCGTCGTCAGGCTGTCATCCGCAATCCCGTTCATTATCTCGTCGTAGGTGTGCGTGGCCACCACGCGAACCACCGCGGATTGCGTCAGATCGTTGATCGTCACGTCCACGTCCCAATTCACGCGACCGATGGCGTGGACGACATCCCTGATCTTGTAGACCACGAGGGTCTTGACCACCACCTTGCGACCGTCCTTCGTGGCAAGCACCTGGTCGGGAATGGCGATGGTCTGCCGGGCGGTCACGATCACCTCCACCTCGGTCGTCAAAGGCCAATAGAGATGGAGGCCGGGATTCAAGGGCTTGATTTTCCTGCCCCGCACCCACTTCACCCCGCCGTGGGTTGCCCGCACGATCAGGATGTGCGGGACGAACCGGTAGATCGTCTCGACTAGCTGACTGAGCCAAGCAAAAGCGGATTCCATAGTTGCCTCCCACCGAGGTGCTTACCGCGTCTCGCCATTCGTAATGAACCCATGCCAGTGACCGCGCTTGCTGGCGTCGATCGACGGAGTGATCGACAGGACCGCGAAGTCCTCGTCAGAGCAGATGGTCCAAACGAAGTCCTCTCGCCCGTTGGCATGGGCTCGGATGTACGTGTCGTCAATCGCCTCGTGCCCCTTGTGATGGAACGCGATACCCAGCCGCTCTATCCGGCAGTGCGGGCACAAGAAGGTGAGGCCGACATGCGGCCCTCCCTTCTCGAACGCGAACCAGCGCGGGTCTAGGGCAAGGAGCTTCATGGCGCATCCATCAGGGCAAAGAAAAGGGCATCCGGGCGCTGGTCGCCCGGATGCCCTTTCTCACTTCTGAAACACCTCCACGTTACGGGATTGGAACCGGGCAGTCGGGGTCGGGCCCCAGGGCTGCCACGCGCTCGGCGCGAATGGCCTCGGCCGCCGCCCGCGCCTGGCGAATGTCCTGGTGGACATCCTCCGGGTCGCGGCCTTGGGCCTCGATCAGGGCCATGTCGCTATGGGTTGGCTTGGGAGCGCCAATCGTCTGCATGGCTTACTCCTTCTGGTTCTCGTAGACCCACCGCGGGCCCTCGGGCGGCATTGCCGCCCGGCGGACTTGCTCCGCAGCCCGCGCATCTTGGACATCCTGCTCCACGGTCGCCGGATCGCGGCCCTGCGCCGGGATCAGCGCCATGTCGTCGTGGGTCGGATGGGGATTGCTGCCGATTCCCTGCATGGCCTAGAGTCCCTTCCACCCCTGGCCGTCGTAGACGGACGCCTTGTTGCACTCGGGGGCCTTCACGTCGCCCGACTCCGAGAGCGACTCGTTGAGGTCGGTCCGACGATCGGTGTGGTCGCCCGTGTCCCCTTCCGCCTGGACGAGGATCGTGTCGAGCGTACCGTTGCCCTGTTTCGGGGGTCCGATGGTCTGCATTGCAATGCACCTTTCGTTGTTGTGAACTCAAAGACTGAAACGCAACTCACGCACTCACACCCGCGGCATTCGACCGCCGGATGGCGCTACTTGCCCTTGCGGTGGTGGGCAAACTCACGCAGACGCCGAGCCAACGCGACCTGACGATTGGTTGTCGGGTCCTTGTGCTTCTCCCGCATGAACTGCGACAGGCTCTCGCCTGCTCGCTTGGCCTTGGCAGTCAAGGCCCCGGGGTGCTTGATCGCACCCTGAATCCACTTCTCGGCCATGTTGTCACTCTTTCTGGTTGACGTTACGGGTTCGTTACGGGCTCTGCAAGAACGCCGTCCCGGCACCCACCTTCTGTCCGTTCGTGTCGTACTTGAAATCGAACACCGCGCCGTCGGTCTTGTCCGCCGTGACGACTTTCGCCTTCGTGCCATCGACCATCAGCGTGCCGCTCACGACCTTCATCAGGTCGCTCAGCATACCGGGGCCCGAGCCAGTTGAACCGCCCGAGCCGGAGCCCGAGCCGCTGCCACTGGACCCGCCACTGCTGCCTCCTTGCGTCGAGTCCTGGACCTTGCACCTGGAAATGTCGATCTGCACGTCCTGGTTGTTGCCCAAGGCCAGCATCGACCGCAGGTAGCCAAACTGCGGCGGCTGCTGGTTGGGGCTGCTCGAATCCGTGAACTTGGTCTTGGCCAAGTCGATCACCAACTCGGTTGGGTCCGGCGTAACGGTCATAGGGTCCGACTCCGGCAACCGATACGCCTGGAGATTTGCGATTGGCCGGAGCACCGCCCACACAGCCTGAAACTGCTCGGCCGTCGCAAGCTGCTGGAACTGGAACTCCAAGTCCGTTGGAGTCCGGTCGCCCCAGTCACTCCGCCCGCGGAACACCACGTTCGGGCCGCCGACAAAGACGGTGCTAGTGGACGTAATCCCCGACGTATCGCCCACGGGCAAATTGCCGCCCACGCCAATTCCGATCCCGCCGCCCCCAGCATTGTTGCTGTCGATGTCCGTTTGGGGCGGCCAAGTGGTCGTGACCGGTAACGCCGCAGGCCAGTAGAAGGGGTCCTGCGCCATCGCACCCGCCCTGATCGGCGTCGCGCACTCAAACTCGATGCAGTTCTCGGCCGAATTGTAGGCCGCCCGCTCAATGACCACCGGCACCGGCCCGGAGGCGATGTAGCCCGGGGCATTGAACGTCACGCAGTCGAACGCCTCCAAGTTCAACTTCGTCAAGTACGAACGGAACTTCACGCGCTTCCATGGGTTCGAGAAGCGGATCAGCCAGAACGTCGCCATCTTCAAGACGACATCCGGCTGGTTGAAGATGTACCAGTCGTAATCCTTCTCGTAGAGACCGTATTTCGCTACGTTGTGGCGCAGGATCATGTACTGCGTCGAATCGGCTTGCGTGCCCGCGAACTGGCCGCCGGGAACGTAGCCCAGGTTCCAGCGGACGTTCATCTTCGTCACGATGTCTTCGGTTCTGGTGTACTCGATCTCCATGCCGTGCTCGGCGTCGATGTCGCTGACCGTGATCGCATCCACCGGGGTCGGCTGCTCTGGCAGGTACTTCAGGTAGAGGACGTTATCCTCGACCCAAAGCGCACACCGCGACTGGAAGCAAATCTCCTTGAGAAGCTGAAGGACGTTCTTCCGCGACAAGAGCGGGAAGTTCGCCGGGAAGGGGGCCATCTTCGTCTTCACGTAGTTGAAGCTCGTCGGGTCCCAGGTCAACTCGGTGTAGTTGTCGATGATGTAGGTCAGGATGTCCACGACGTTCGGGCCGACGCTCGACTGGAAGGTGACGTACAGCTCGTCCGACCAGCCTTGAATCTGCATCCCGTTGCCGTCTGTGTACCAAATGGTGCTCAAGGGCTGCGCGAGCTTGATCTGGACCGCCGTGATGCTGCCGTAGTTCTGCGTCTCGATGGTGTAGTAGTTGTTCGGCACCACCGTCAAGCGCCGCACGCCGTCGATCATCTGGTAGGCTTTCACGGCCAGAACCGTGCCCGGCGTGATCGAGGCGATGTACGTCACGCTCGGATCGGTGTAGAGCCGCACCTTCGAGCCGGCGTCGGCCCAGAACTGCTTGACGATCGGCCGGGTATCGACCCAGGCAGGCGCTTCCGGGTACGTGTAAATGTCCCATCCCTGCCAGGTCATGTTGCAGGGGTCGTTGAAGTCCCCGCAGCCGGACCCGCACGGCACGGGCGCGTGATAGTAGAACGGCTCCGGCGGCATCGGCGGCGGCAGACAGACGCGCGGAGTCGCGTAGGGGTACGGCCCGTAGCCCGCCTGCTCCTGCGCCGCCAAGACCTCGTTCTCGACCTGCGCGTTCACCAACGCTTGGAGGTAAGGATTCTCGCGGCTGGTGCAGTAGAACTCTTCACCCTTGAAGTAGCCCGTAAAGAGCCCGTCCTTGATCTGAATGGTCACGGTCTTGTTCTGCGGAAAATCCTCGCCGCCAAGAATCTGGATCGGGTTGGGGCCCTCCCCAAGCAGGTTGGCAAGGGTGATCTGCTCCTGCCGGCGCGCAAGGGCGCATTCCTCTTGTGCCTGCATCCGCGCAAGCTCAGCCCCGATCTTGTCATAGATCGCGTTGGCCTGGTCGAGGTATTGCTTGGACTTTACCGCATCAACCAGCGACCAACATTCCGACACAACCAGCAGGAAGTTCGCGTGGCGCGACTCGCGGGCGATGGTCCGCAGCTTCTTGCGGTCCACGTTCGTGCCGTTCTCATAAAGTGGGCTACCCAGGTACTCTTCCTGGCCCGCCAGGATGCCGCACCCCGTCAGCGTCGTCCCTTCGACCGCCATGTTGATCTTCAGCGCCGGGTAGTCGTAGACCAGCCCGAAGATCGCCGGCCATGCCTTGCCCACCATGTCGGATGGGATGTAGGGGAAGTTTCCCTCTTCCGCCGAGAACCCGAACTCCTTGTCCTCGATATGCGACAGCACCGTGACCTTGACCGTCCGGTCGCGCTCATTCCAACTGACCGGCGTGTTGATGAGGCCCGCGAACACCAGGAACTTGTCGTCCAGGTCCAGGCCGTTGAACCACTGATACAGCCGCACGGGTTGCTTGTGGAGATCGTACTTGTCGAAGATCGCCTTGATCGCCCCGTCCGTGTCGTCCAGCGTGAGGCTGATCTGCTGCGACGGGCTGTTCTGCATCGTAACGTCAATGGCGTCGTCCAGATCACCGAGTTCCACAATGGCACCCCGGATCACTCCGCCGCCCGGGATGGGAATGTCGCGGTCGGCGTACAGCATGGGCGTCGCGCCGGCGTACCACTCGATCTCGACAATGTTGATCGGCTCGGTGCCGGTCTGCTGGGCCAGCTTTGCCAGGGCGTCGGCGGAAATGCTACGCATAGGAGATCCCCTCGAATTCCAGGTCGATGGCCTGCAACGCGCCGCGGGGCATCGGAGCGATCGGCGGCCCCGCGCAGTCCGTCGTGTCAAACTCGAACGGGTTGCTGGTGAAGTTCCCCATCCACACCCGCCCGCGGTGGTCCGTCACCACGATGCGGGACGCGAAGTAGGACTGGATGAAGGCTCGAAGCTCCAGTGCCTTGTTGCGGCTCAACAGGAACGCCCACTTGAACTTCCGCCGGCCTCCCTTGGTCTTGACGTAGGTGTAGCGCGTGCCGTCCATCGCCCGCTTCACCACCACCGTGTCCGTGACGTTCATGGAATCCCCGAACTGTGGACTCGGCAGGATGGTTGTGGTCTGCAACGTCGGATACGGGGCCTGCAACTGGAACATGACGCCGCTCCTTACGCCGAGACCAACTCACCCTCGAACTCGAAACTGCCGGTGAACTGGTTGCGGTCGTCTTCGACCACCGGCTCGTTCGGCTGGGTGATGATGCCCGTCCAGCGCCGCCGTTCCCAGTCCCAAATGCCGATCTCCTGCCCGATGTGGTTCCTGATGAAATCCAGCAGGGCTTCCGCCTGCATGGGAGACAGGCCGGAGAACGTCAGCGCCAGGGTCTCGATCTTCGGCCACATCGGGTCTGCGTAGACGATCAACGTGCCGCCCCGCGTCTCACGGCTGATGCGGTTGAATTGCAGCCGGTTCTTGTCGCCGAACTCCGGGTTCCGCAGCGTTACGTAATCCTGGACCGGACCCGCGGCCGGGTAGACGAGCGTGAAGTCGCCCGGGGCCGAGGGACTGGGCAAGCTGGCACCGCTCAGGGTCCGCGGCGGCGGTGCCGGATTGCCGGTGGCCCCTGCGCCCACAAACGGCGTGTAGTTCGCCTGCATCTGGTCCGCCGTCTTCAACGGCAGGATGTAGACGAACGCCTGATCCACCTGGACGGCATCCGTGGCACCCAAGAGGCGCACCACAGCCACGACCGCCTGGTCGCCCACCGTCAACGGGTCCGTCGTCGGCTGGTTGGCGTGCGTTACCGCGATCAACTCGCCGAGTGGAATCGCGTCGGTCTGCGAGCCGACCTTGTTCTCGATCGCCTCGTCCCCCAGGGACAAGGCATCCGTGGCCCCGGCCGCTTTCGCCGTCGCCCGCAAGATGGCGACCTGCGCCAACTCGCCGAAGGACAAGCGGTTCCCGGCCCCCGAGGTGCCATGCTGGATGACGGCGCTCGCCGAGTCTTGCAACCCGGTGAAAACTAGCTCGAAATCGCCGGTCCATCCGCCGGCACCCAGGCCGGCATACGGATTGTACTGCTGCTGAGAGGACTGAACCGGATCAATCGCCGACACGTAGATCGGCTGGATGACGATGTTCCAATCGGCCAGCGCCAGGGCATCCACGCTGCCGACTTGCCAATGCTTCGTCTGCTCGACCGCGTTCGTATCGTTCGGCCAGATGTGGTCCATCCCCAGCAAACGTGCCGGCGACTGATGCAGACCAACTTCATCGGCAAAACCGACTTGTTCCGTGGCGTCCGCGCGGAAAGTCGCATCGCGTCCGGTGCCCCCGTCCGAGAGACTGAGCGTGTCCCACGCCAAAAGATGGAACGTGCTATCGCGCGCGGCCGGCGTATCGGCCACCGGAATCGCATCGACAACCGGTAGGTGGAACGTCGCGTTGCGGCCGTTGGCCACGTCCGCCACGGGCACCTCATCGGTCGCCTGCGGCCGGGTGAGCTTATGCACCAGGGCCGCTTGCGTGAACGACAGGGGTTGGACAACGTACTTGCAACGGGTCAGAATGCTGTTCTGACTGAGCGCCAACGCGCTCGTCGCCGCTGCCGAGCGGACGTGCCGGGCATGGGCCGTATCCCCAAGCTCAAGGCCGTCCTGGGCCGCCACGGGATACGCCGCCATCCAGTGCGTCTGGTCGTTGACCGCGAGGTAAGTTGTCGTTGCCGATGTAAAGGGCCGCCCGTAATACGGCAGATCGGTCAAGACCACCGTGTCCAGCGCACTGGGGCAATGGGACACCTGCGCGCTGGCCTGATGGTCCAGCGCCAAGGCATCGAGCCCATCCGCCAGCACGGCGGGAACGCGCACCGGCATCAGCGCCAACTCGCCGAAGGCACAAGCCGTCGCGCTACCGTTGTTCGCCGTGACCAGCAGCCGATAGTAGGTGTACGAGCCGGTCGTCGCCAGTGGATAGTGCCGGTATTCGCCGGCCGCCCACCCGGTTTCCGAGGGAATGGCGCTGGACAAGGTAGTCCAGGTCGCACCGTCCGCCGAACCTTGCAGCGCGAACGCCTTCGGCATCTGGCCGTCCGGGTCGCCGGCAAAAGGAGCCCACAGGGCGAAGGAATCCACCTCGGTGGGTGCGGCGAACTGGTACTGCCACCAGCACGGGAAGCTCGCGGCCTGGGATGCGATACCCGTCTTGTAGTCGTTGTCGAACGCCTGATACGCGGTCGCCGACGAATCCGACGAGCTTGCCACGCCGCTCGGCGTCGTGTTGCTCGTCATGGTCGGGACCAGCGTGGCCGGTCCGTACAGGAACAATTCGCCCAGCGACACAGCATCCGGGCTGCCGTTGTTGGCCGTCACCCGCAGGCGGTAGTAGGTATACCAACCGGGGGTGCCCACCTCGAAGATGCGCTTCTGCCCGACCTGCCAGTTGATCTCGCCGGTGACAGTCGCCAGGACGGTCCAATTCGTGCCGTCCGCCGAGCCTTCCAGCCAGAAGTCGCACGGCATTTCCGAGGAGTAGCCGTCCGCGCGGCCCCACAGCGCGAAGGCCGTGACCATCTGCTGTTCCGGGAACTGGTACTGCCACCAACACGGAAACTGCGCCGCCAGCACGCTCATGTGGTCGGCGTCGTTGCCGCCGTCGAACACGCGGTAGGCCGGGAAGCTCCCCGCACCGAACAGGGCCGAAGAACTCACCGCACCCAGGGGCGTGGTGGCATCGGACATGATCGGCGTCAACGGAAGCCGGATGCGATTGATCGCCAGGCTGTTGGTGTCCGACACTGCCAGCGGGTCGAGCGCAGGGCGCAGGGCGCTGGCGACCCAACCCACGGCGCTGTCGCCCAGCGTCAAAGCGCTGGTGGCGGGGTGGGCGAAGCCGTACTCCGTCGTCGCCAACTCGATGCACGCCATGCAGGCATCAGCCGTGCCAAGGCGCGCAGTGAAGGCAGCCGCACTCGAAGTGCTGGGAATTACGTGTTGTGTGCCGGCCGTATCGCCAAGCGAAAGGGTGTCCGTAGCCGCAGCACTGGCGGAAACAACCGGTGTCGGCGCGCCGACCGTCACCAGAGCGCTGCTCGCCTGCATGGCGTAGTCCGTGGCGACATAATTCGCCGAACGTGCCACGGTGGCAACACGCGCCTCGTCCAACGATCCACTGAACGCATCGCCGGTCGGATTGGCCTCTTCGCGGGTGCCGATGGTCAAGCGCGCGGAATTCGCAAGACTGCCCAGCCCCCCGGCCTGGGCCGGGCTGCCGGCGTCGTTCACGCCGTCAACGTAAATCTTCAAGCCCGCGAGGGTGTTGGACCCGTCGTAGGTGAACGTGACCAGGTGCCACGCATTGTCGCCGACGTTGATCGTCCCGTACTGGTACTTGTAGGTCGAGTCGGACGACTGAAGCTGGCCGTAGACGAAGGCGTGCCCGGCACCGTCGCCGTGCGACGAGAGGAAGTAGCCGTTGACCCCTTGCGCGTACTTCCCGAGGATGCCGCCCACCGCATTGAAGGTGGCATTCGTCTTGATCCAGGCTTGCAGCGTGAAGGGCGTGCTGGTGGTGAAGGCGAAATCGGTATTCGCCCCAAGGGCAATGTAATTGTTCGCAAAACTCTGCCCCTCGCCAATCCGCCCCGTCGCTTGCGTCGG